TGTGGAAACTCGTAAGAGACTTGATCAGGTCTCTGTATCTTGGTTTCGTAACGCTGAATAGGTTTAGCAGGAGAATAAGTATACTCCTGATTGGTATTACCTACCGTTACATCAACAGACTCTCTGGAGAGTGTAGCGCCACTACTCTTAGGGGTAGAAAACGCTGTATCGCTATGATACGAAGGCTTACCTAGGAAACCTCTGCTTTCACGCTTGGTTTCATTCAGTTTAGTAGAAATCCCTTTTAGTGATTCGAGAGACAGTTGATAAGATTGACTTTCTCGAGAAACTGCGTTATCCGGATTGATAAACTCATCCAGAGAAGCTTCAGGGATTACTGCTGTAACATAAGCCCCTTTAGTAAATAGGATGTTATAAAGGATACCGTACAAGCGTTGGTCTAGTTTATAGTCATCGGTAATGTATCGCTTTACTACATCTACCATGTTTTGTCCTACTGACTGAGTAAAGATACCGGCAGGAGGACGATATTGCAATTCTGGTTTTAATAGGTACTTAGGTGACAAGATATAGCTGATTAGGATTTGTGCCCCTCTTTCCAAGTCTGGTAAGAGCTGCATAATCGCTTCATTGTCGTCAATCTCTTGAGCTTTCTCGGATGAGATACCCAAGAGGTAATCGAGATTAGGGCTGTAGTCGGATAACTCACCATTGTTTTGGAAAGAATCCGTACTGCGTGAAGTCACTAACTTAGCCATTAAGGAATAGGCTGAGGGGTTTTTAGCTATATCCTCCTCTTTTAAGTCTACCGCCTTATTCTTAAGATAGCTATTAATGCCACCTGTAAACTTGTTTTGTGCCATTTTCTATCCTTTTTTAAAGGTAAAATCAGAAAATCGTATACTACTACACTAGCTAACACATAGCTAGTGTAGTCTTGATAGAGAAAATTAGAATAGGAGTCAGTCTAAACATGCAAGAAAACACGAATAGTCGTTTACCTGAAGACATGTCTACTGAAGCTTTTGACTATTATTTTAAAGTCTATTTAGACAAGGTCATCGGTTTAGTACATACACTGCAGATTAAATCACACAAACAGGCTGAAGATTTAAACGAAACCGTATTAAAGAAGAGTGCTAACTTAAGAGCAGTCAATCCTCACGATTATCGGACTTGGAAGTATTACAAAAACCTAGCCGGTGAGTACCATGAAACCGATAAAATGATTCGGGTAATCTCCATGGATACGATTGAGGAAATCGATTTCACTAAAGAGAATTTAGCTTACCACAAGAACACTTACGCCGAATATAGCTACGGAACTCATAAGTACGAAGAGCTGATTGCCAAGCACCCAGACCAAGAACTCTTAATTAAAGGTATCCTAAACCCATGTAATATCGACGAAGCAATTAGGGCTAAAGACGGCACAATTCTCTCTTACGATAAATCATTCGTAGAGCAAAACGAATACTCTTTAATGGAGAGATTACAAGATTGGGTCTATGGTTATTTTAAACGCTGGTATCAAGGGCAGTATAACCTAGATAACCGTTATTATAACCTTACCTTCATGGGTATTCTTTATACTAAGCTAGTAGACGTGATTTTAGCATTGAGACTAGAATCAGTCTTCACTAACGAAGCCCATTCTTATCATTATAGAAGATACCTAGCTTCTCATGGCTTCTTGGATTTCTATCTAGACCAGATGTCATTAAAGCAGATTCTTATCTTCTATAAGAACATTCGTTGGGTAGAGAAGAACATTGGTCACCACTTCACTCAGCAGTGGTTGATTAAAAACGTATTGACATTACGTAATCTGCCTTTATCCGAATACAACTTCATTCAGGATGATGCCAATCTCTTGGATGACCCTAAGTTAAGGATTACCCCTAAGTTCGAGAAGGTATCTTTAAATGGCTTAGAGTCTATTGACCCTCAGGTGGATACTTTGTCTCTACCTAAGATGCTGGATAAGGAAAATAAGGAAACCTTCTATAACCCAACAGAACGTGGTGATATTGATAACCTAGCTTACGACGATTTAACTCGTTCTAAGAACTCCTTCTTGAAAACCAAAGTATTGGAGTCTAAGGCTATTGATTATAACAATAGTGAACAGTTCATTCTGGAAAACGTCTTATTAGACTACTGGATTGAAATGGTGAGAAGAGACCTGTATCGGGCTTATGTGATTATTAATCACCCGAAGTCTGGTGAATCTGTTCCTTTAACAGGGTTGAATGCCTTACTCTTGTTTACGGTAGCCGTATTCAAGATGAATAAGATTCAAGATGAATGTATTCCGGATTACGTGATTGGTTTGGTACCTAGAAAGACTAGGCCTAGTCATGAAGACATTCGTAAAGTCATTCCCGATAATACACTAGTGTCTAACGAATGGATTGAGTTCTTACGTAAGTCATTTACTCCGATGTCTCCAGTGATGACTACCATTGACTTCTACGAACAGGCTAATGCTCAGTTTAAGTTGATTAACAATCTAATAAACTTAGCTAATAAAGACGAACACATTGATGCTCGTTCGTATAAGAATGCTTCTGTTTATCAGCTCTACACGACCCAGGTCGTCTCTTTTAGAAAACCTGGTCTAATGAACTTCCATGACTTTTTACATTCTATTGCTTTCGATACTCGAAACTTCGATGTAGATGATTGGGCTAAAGTAGCAGATGATATTTGGAAGAAGGCTACTGGTTTGTCGAATATCAAAGTGGGTTCTTTGTATAATACCCACAAGGCCATGATTCAGCTCTTAACTAAGCTCTCTAGCTACTCTGTACAGTATATTAAAGAGATTAACGATAAACCGATTTCTGCTACCAACATGATTGGTATCCGTGTCAATAGCGAGAAGAAGAGTAAACTAGACTTAAGGTTTAGGAATAATGACTCTGCTGTACAGATTGTCGATGATGATACCAAAGGCTTAGAAGACATTCATTCGGTTAATGATACCAATGCTGCAGTAAGAGTAAAAGAGTTCATTAACCACTCTATTATCTCTTTCGATATTGATGTCTCGGTAAAAGACTTAGATGGTAAGAGCCAGATTAGTCTTAGTCGAGATATTCGTACCGGTAGTGCCTGCTTTAGTGTAGGGGATGACTTGAATGGGGTAGACAATCCATTGAACCTACCCAATATCCCTGGTATGCGTTCTTGGTTACTGATGGATAATAAACTAAAACGCAGGATTATTGACCAATTCAATACCGATTTGGTGTGGGATAAAACCTCCCCCAATACTGAAGTACCAAAAGAGCCTATTTCTTGGAATATGTCTAGCAATGAAATTGATGGTCTAGACTATACCAAAGGCGATGGTACAGATCGAGAATACAGAGCGAAAAAACTCTCTGTAGACGAGACCATGAATGGATTTAAAGGAATTAAACCTTAATGCAAATAGAGACTGGACTACTTACACCTACTGTGGTGTAAGTAGTCTGGTTTTCCTATGATTCCTTAGGATATTACTCTATAACTGAATTAGAGTAATAAATAGATAATTTTATAATGAAGGATTAGACGACATGCCTATTATCCCAAACAAGAGAAGTGCGTTCGAGTCGGTACGCACTCTTATTGGTAACGAGAACCAAGTGACTCGTGAACTTGGTCTTCCGTATACCATGAAAAAGAACTCTACCTTAAATGAATTGTTTACAGTCAACAACGATGTGGCTCCGCCTTCTAATGTTATCCCGACAATTGGGTACTTCTGTATTGGCATGGGTGGCATCAGTATGCAAAACTGTACTAACAATGCAGACACCTTCCCCTTTCCGAAGATTTATCAACACAAGGCAGACGACACCGGTTTGTTTAAATTCATTCCTTTCGTGATGCGTGAGCTGAATAATGACCTGACTCCTGCTGAGCGTACCAAATACGCTATTCGTCGTATTGAAGACGTAAAAGGGGTAAAGTACTACACCTATTACTTAAAACGTTTGGATTTGAGTAAAACCCGTGTAGAGACTAAAATCATTCACAAAGCCGATGATGGTGCCATCAGTGAAACCGATTACGCACCGACTACCCGTAATCTCAATCCTGTACCACAGGAATTGTCAGTAGACGAAGAGAACGTATTGAAAGCGACTTATGGTCGCACCATTGCTACTGTTCCTGTTTCTCTTAATAAGAGTGACGTGGAAGAGCTCTACAATGTATTCAATATTCGTTTCGGTGACCCGATGAGAGCCGTGATTACTGAAATCGGTTTGGTATCCGGTGTGGATAAACCGGTAGAGGTAACGACTTCTACTGGTCGTACTCAGTTTACGGAAGTGATTGCAGCACAAATTGCCCACATCAACCGTACGATTCAGTACTTGGCTGCTAACAACAGTGGTTTCGATTCCTTGTTCAACGTCGGCATCAACGAGCCGCTTTACAATGTATCGAACAATGCTTTAGTTAGTCCTTAAAGGATAGTGAATGAGTCCATTCCCATCTACCAGACATTGGGAATGCTGTTTAATGGCAATCGACCCAGGCAGCAGTTGCCTGGGGGTTGCCATTTATAAACTGAATTTCCATACTCGTGAAATCATCGAGTCTTTTGCATTTACACTACATGCAAAGGAATCATTTCACTATAGTCGCTACCTAGGGGAAGCCTTTGGTGACAAGTATACTCGTTTAATGGCATTAGAGAATGAACTAAGGGAAGTATTCCAGTATTACAACCCTTCTATTGTCATGTGCGAGTCTCCTTTCTTCAATTCCTTCACCCCCAATGCGTATGCGATTTTAACTGAATTAGTCAACCTAATACAAAACACTCTACGTAACTACAACAACCACATTCCCTTCTTTAAAGTAGACCCACCCACTGCTAAGAAAGCAGTAGGGGCCAAAGGCAATGCTAAGAAAGAAGAAATGACCGTAGCCATTGACAAAATAAAACATCAATTGAAGCTCGTCAATCCAGTCAATGAACTGGATGAGCACTCGATTGATGCTTTAGCCATTGGTTACTTTGGTTATGGTCGTTATGTTACTGGGTACAATTAGAGGAAATCAAAACGGAGTGACTGTATGTCGATTAAAGACATTTTCACTAAAGATTATTACGAAAAGCTGAAAAAGAATCTCAGCCTCAAGAAGAACTACAGGTACTTCCTTTACTTTATTATCCTAATCTTAGTATCCATTACCTGCTACGAGAAGTTTGTTATCTATCGTTTAGAAGCAGAGATACTCAAGAGGGATTACAGTATTCGTTCTTTAAAAGAACACAACAGTAAGTTAAATACGATAATTGAAGAAGGTAGAATGCCTAGTTACTTAGATAAACCAGATTGATTTAACTGAAGAGAACAAACTATGGCTAGAAAACGTTTAGATAGTTTTATCGAGAAAGGTTTAGGCAACATCTCCGATACCCTAGTGCTAGCGGAGAGAAAAGAAACAGATATCGCACTGAACAACCTAGTCACGAACTACTCCAAGATTGCTTCCCGTAACTCCAACTATCCGGATGTTACGGAAGAGACCACGGGTTACGATATTAAACTGATGGTGGCTAATCTGCTGTTTGAAGAAATGGTGGTGTTGGTTTACAACTTCATGTCGGATTCTGGTCGAATTGATGAACATCGTGAGTTTACCAAAGAGTTTAGAAGCTTTAAATTCAAGGTAATGAAGTTTACCATCGTTGGTTTAATCTTCGTCTTCTTTGCTGTTATTATTGGTACGGTGGTCATGAGTGCCATGAAAGGTGACATGAACAACAATCCAGTGGTACAGGTGTTTATTGAAATCATTTCTAAGGTTAGTGATATTCTGTTTAGTGAAAAACCGATTATCGAATAAATCTAGAAAAGGGGCTAGGGCTAGTGAGCTCCTAGTCTCTTTTTCTATTCCCTTTTTACTTAAACCAAAAGGACAAGCAGAATGAGTTTATTTAATATTCTGTCTCGTGAAGGTATAGAGACAGGTTTAGAGAACGTAGTCAGCGATACGATTATCGAGAAAGAACACGTAATCGTCGCTAGACTACTCAATTTTGCTCAATTGAAGAAAGCCAATAAGGCAGTCGTGATTGAGCAATACATGGTAAAGGTAGACAAAACTGATAAGAATGCCGGTAGTGGTAGTATTCGTATTCGTAAAGTGACCGATAGAAAAGGTAATGTACATTACGAAATGACTACTAAAAACAATGTAAGAGACGGTAGAATTGAAACCACTACTGTGGCCAATGAAATGATGTTTAAACAAATGCAGGCATTGGCTGACGGTGGTATGCTTAAACACCGTTATTCCTTTAACATTAAAGGAACAGACTTTGTTTGGGAAGTCGATGTCGTACCTGATGGTAGTGGTGGTTATAAACAATGGTGTCTTTGCGAATGTGAAGTCGCTGATTTGGCTACACAGAGACCTGAACTGCCTATTGAAACAGAGGAAGCTTACCTCTCTCCTTCCTTGAACGATAAAGCCGATGAAGAAACCTTCATGGCTAAGAAACGTGAAGTATTAGAGCGTTTCTTTATTCAAGAGAATCCTTTACTGAAAGAGAAGGCTGAATTGACTCAGTTAAAAGGTGAAGATTCTGTAGAGGAAGAGAACAATGAAGCGACTGGTGAAGCGAAAACCGATGAAACCACTACAGGCGAGGAGACGCTGTCTGTGGATAACATTACGGATGAAAAAGAAGTCGCCGATAAGGTAGAAGAGCGAGCTGAACAGATTCTCGAGAAACAAGAACCTGAAGCTGCCGAAGGTGAAGCAGCAGAAACTGCTGCTGAAGATTCTACTGACGAGAGTGAAGAAAGTGGTGATGAATCTACTGAACCCTCTGAAGAAGGTGGTGGCTCTGGTGAAGAGGATACTAATGTAGAAGCAGAAGAAGGTAATGAAGAGACAGAGGTTTCTCAAGACTCCTTCCGTGATATCTTATCCCAGCTAGAAGATGAGAAACTCAGTGTTTCTGCTGAGGGCTTCTGGGATAAATATCAAGATGGTATTACTTGGGTCTTGAATGCTTTCCGAAATGGTGAGTCTGCCTATAACAGTAAAGCCAAGATGGTTGGTCTTTTCTTCACTAGCTACGGTGGCGACTACTGGGCAATTGACCCCTATAAGCTACCTAATAAGAAGGGGGCTATTGAGAAAGCATTTAACGAGCGTTTAGGTGCTCTGGATAAAGTAGCTGATGATGCTAATGCCTTAACTCAGTACATCGAGAAGACTTTCGTTAAGATGTCTAATCCTAAAGACAAATTAAAGAAATTCGTATTCGATATCGGTACCAAGGAAGAATGGGCTAAGATTAAGCAGGATGCCTTATCTATTAGAGAAAGGGTTCTTGTTGTTATTCGTAAGCTTGAGAAAGGCGAGATTGGTAATCAGCCTGGTGATGTCGCTGACCTGAATGTAGTGGGTAGAGCAGCTGGTTTCCTTTGGATTACCGCCCAACTTGCCCGCATGTTAGATAAACTGGGTGCCGAAGGTGAATATGTCAATACTGACTTCTCTGGAGAAAGTGTTGTCTTTACTGAGGAAACCATTCAGCACATGGTGCAGTTAGGTAATGAAAGCTATACCCCTTCTATTGGTCAAGCGATTTCTTCTGCTAACCAAATCATTGGGCGTAAAGCTAACTTCGTATTCGATAAGTTAGGTTCTCATGACTTAGACTTCGCTATTGCTGTTCCTCTACAAGAGAAACTCAAGCTAGTGACTAAGAATACTCCTGCTAAAGGTTTCTTTAGTTGGTTTAAACGTGAACCGACTAGCTCTTACGTCTTCGTTAAAGATGGTTATACCGGCATCTGTCTAGCCAAAGGTCAGTTCTACGGTTTCCGTAAGTTCAGTGACCGCACTATTTGGTTGGATAGCTTTGTGGCTGATGCTGACCTCTTTAAGAAAGCTTTTAAGGCAGTATTAGAAGACGTGAAGTACTGGAATAAGTACTGTACTGCTTTTGCTACTAAATGTAAGGAACTGGCTAAGAAGTATACCTTCTCTAAAGATGCTAATCGTATTGCTTACGAATTAGACTACCTGATTCTGGATATCGTACCGAATTTAGGTAAGTATGCTTCTGGTTTAGACTATGTCAATACTGGTACTTTCCCCGCTAATGACAAAACCATGATTATTGAGAACATTGCTGTTCCCAGTGATGAAGCACTAAACCAGTTAAGAGAGCTCGAGAAAGAAGCTTACGTAGCCTTTAGTCAGTCTATTACCATGCCTCCGGCTGATAGCAGAGTGACTCAATACGAAGACTTCTTCCTCTTCAGTGATTTGATTATGGAAGCATTTGGTGTAAATAAAGAAGAAGCTTACGCTATGGTCTACCATGGTATTATCAATATCGATGGTCCCACTAACTACTTCTTGACCAATACCAATAATTCTGTATTCACTTTCCTGTACATCTTGACTTGCTTTAGTAAAGTAGCCCACCTGGTTACTTTAGGTGGTAAAGTCTACCATTCTACCCTGTCTGAATTCTACGACATGGTAAACGTGGAAGACAACATTAAGTAAGCAAAATAGAGTCTATTACTCCTACTACCTCTTATTGGGTAGTAGGAGTAATACTATTATGCTGATTACAGGCTCGTAGAGAGCCGTATAGAGCAATTAGAGACATAGGTGATACTACCCTAGCCTAAATGCTATAAATCGAATCTAAGAGCAATTTAGAGCATTATGGGTATATATTATTATACTGGAGAACAGAGAGAGTATATTTAAATCCTACTAGACTACTACAGCACCGAGAATGCTGTAGTAGTCTGTATTCGTAGGTAGAAAGGAGAAAACTGTTATGTCCAACACCAATAGACCTTGGCATAACCTGGTTGTTGCTAAATCCGCAACCAAAGGTATCAAGCTTAAACCTTTAGGCCTTGTTATCGATGGTAAACGTGTTTTGTTTAGCACAAGTAAACCAGGATACTAATATTTACTCTCTTTCAGAGTAAACTGTTCTAGAACCAAAATAATGTTAAGACTGATTACACTCGGTTTGTCCCTGTGTTCAGTCTCTTTATACTAATGAAGACAATTTAAAGAAGGAAACCCAATGAATCTAATGTTTCAAGACATCTTCAGTAAAGTCACCTTAAACCATAAGGAACACATCTTCCTGGTGTATGGTTTAAGCCTACTCGCCTTAAACATGGGTGTGATAACAGGGAACGTCTTATCCCTATTTAGAGAATTCAAGAAAAAGAAGAGAAAAACCGTCTTCTTTATCCAATCTATTGCTATTTACACAGCTCTGGATTTAGTGGAGTACTACGCTGTTAGTCATCTAGACTATACTAAAGACCAGGTCATCCGTATCCAGATAGTTTCATTATTGGTTTATCTGGCACTATACATTGGTAGTCTCTTCGCCATGATACCCAATTCGAATGTAGGTTACTCATTTGTTAAACGAGTAATCGTTATTCCATTAGGTATGTATATTGGTACTGTAGGAGTGCTATTCTTTACCCGTAACCACACTCTAGCGAGCTTCAACTTCTGGGTAACGACTCTATTTCAGAGAGAACACTTTGCTTATAGCTACAATAAACGTATTGTGGATTTTGTTAATTCGTGGCAAGTCTCTGTACAGCGAATCAATGGTTTCTGGAATGAAAAGGAAATCAAAGAGCGTTTAACGGATTATAAGCACACAATTGGTCGAGCTCAAACAGCTGACGAGTTTCTCCGTTTATTGAAGGCGGAGAAAGAAGAATACATTAGGGAGCACGGTAATGCAGAATGAGTTTTTGTTTTATAGTGCAATATTATTAATAGGTTTAGCGGTGTCTTGTGGTTTGATGTGTTTTGTAATACATCTCACTAACCAGTACGCTGATTTGAATGAAAACGATTGAGGTGGGTATGTCAACACTCATGATTGTAGAATCCCCTAGTAAAGCGAAAACCATTGGTAAGTACCTTTACAAGGACGGTATTAAAGTAACGGCATCGAGAGGCCATGTCCGTGAACTGAATAAAGACGAGTATAAAGAGAAGGCCATTGATGTCGATAATGGCTTTAAAGCACACTACGTACTCTCTCCGAAAAACAAAGAGAATACCAATAATCTACTGCGTTTAGCTGAGAAGGTAGATGTGGTTTATCTGGCTACTGACCCTGATAGAGAAGGGGAGTCTATTAGCTGGCACTTGATGGAATTGATTCGTAGAAAGAACAAAAACTGTCAGTTTAAACGAGTAACCTATAATGAAGTAAACGAAAGTGCCATTAGAAAAGCCATTGCTAACGCTACTGAACTTAACATGGACATGGTCCATGCTCAGTTTGTTCGTAGTGGTATTGACTTTCTATTTGGTTTCTACGCTTCTCCGATTTTGTGGAAAGCAATTAGAAGTGGTTTATCAGCTGGTCGTGTACAGTCTCCTGCTCTACGTGTCTTGACTGAACGCGAGAAAGAAATCGCTGCTTTCGTACCAACGACCTATTGGTCAATCTCCTTGTTAACCGAGAAAGACAATATCCAGTTCCCCGTACGTTTGTCTCGTATTGGTAGTAGTAAGGTAGATAAACAGAGCATTACGGATAAGGAGTTTAAGGATAAACACTTATCTAAACTGAATGAGTTAGTGGGTAATAAGGAGAGACTGGTAGTAAAGGATATCGCTACCAGTAAGGTATCTCGTAAACCTAAACCTCCTTACATTACCTCTACCATGCAGATAGATGCGGTACGTAAACTGGGTTGGTCTTCTACTCGTACCATGACTGCGGCTCAAGCATTATTCGAAGGCAGTAGTGGTGAGCACGGGTTTATTACCTACCACCGTACTGACTCCCCTGTGTTGTCTCAAGAAGCACTGAGTTCTGTTTATAAATACGGTAAAACCCATTACCCAAAAGCCATTGCCGAGTCACCTAAACAATACCACTCTAAGTCTCAAGCTGCTCAGGAAGCACACGAGTGTATCCGACCTACGGATATTAACCATACTCCTGAGTCTCTAAAGGAGGTATTGAAGGGTGACGAGTATAAGCTGTACGAGATGATTTGGCAACGTACCTTAGCGAGCCAAATGAAACCAGCTATATTCGATTCTACTAGAATTACCTTCGATTTCTCTAAAGATTACTCCTTTAGAGCCAATGGCAGTGTATTGGTATTTAAAGGTTTCTTAGAGGTATACCAGGAAGGGGATGAGATTGACGGTGAGAAAGACGATGATGTTCGTTTACCGGTAATCCATAACCAGGATAAGTTGTCTCCTGTATCACCACCTGGTGTCGTGTGTGAAGAGAAGCAGACTAAACCACCTGCTCGTTATAACGAAGCTTCTCTAGTGAAAGTGCTAGAGGATTATGGTATTGGTAGACCTTCTACTTACGCTACTATTCCAAATACACTTAAGAATAGGGGATACATTACCGTAGATAGGAACCGTATTACTGTTACGGAAATGGGTGTTGGTGTAAATGACTTTATTTCCTCTCATTTCCCTGAATACGTCGATTACCAGTACACCTCTAGACTAGAAGAGAAGATGGACGATGTTTCCTCTGGTAAGATGAACTGGGTAGTGATGTTGAATCAGTTCTGGGGACCATTTAAAGAGCTGGTCGATAAGATCACCTTAGAATTGAAGGGTAGAAGTAAAGCTGTCGTGACTACTGAGGTGTGTCCTCAGTGCGGTAAGCACAATCTAATGGAACGCATGGGTAGAATGGGTAAATTCCGCTACTGTCCCGATAGGAAATGTAAATACATTTACAACCCTGGTCGTGCGGGTGGTAACACAGAAATCGTCTATTTGGATGGTATAAATTGCCCTAAATGCGGTGGTAAGATGGTAGTGAAAGAAGGTAAGTTTGGTAATTACTCCTCTTGCGAGAACAACAAGGGGAGGAATAAGGATGGTTCTCTGCGAGGTACTTGTACTTACAGTGCCAAAGAAGATGGGTCACCAAAGAACTCACCTCCTACTCTCATTATCGGGAAATGCTGGACATGTAAAGATTGTAACATCTACGCCACTTCGAAATTTAATAATGTACCTGAGATTAAGTGCGAGAACTACTGGCATCCTACCGATGGTTCTAAATTTATTCCTGTTAAGCAAGTAGTAGAGAATCTGGGTATCGATGAGAAAGAGCTTATTAAGAACATCACTGAGTTCTTCAAGGATGAAAGTGGTATAAAGACCACTAGACTCTACCCTGTTGAAAAAGAGAAATCGAAGTAACTGACACTACTCCTTACCCTTCTAATTGGGGTAAGGAGTAGGTGTTAAAACCAGTATTATTTTTAGGTACCCTTTACTACATTATCTGAACCAAGTGCCATTTTAAGCTAAATCCTTATCCCATAAGGGTTTCAATGACATCAGAGTACCTAAAAACCTTAGGTTTTAGATGTTATTAAGAGGATAAATGAATTTTACCCTTTAAAGGACAATAGAAATGGTTAATAAAGCTAATCTAGGTTTAACAGAATACCAAAAGAATATTAAAAGAGAATTAGAGGCTATTAAAGCGGCTAATAAAGAAGAGTTGCTATATAAGGTAAACCAATACCTACCACTTAACAGTAAGTTTAGAGGAGGTCTAGATAAGAGATCAAGAAGCTGGTTAAAGAAGACGTTGATTAAAGTGTTAAGAGGTACTTTAAAGAGCATTAGTAAACAGAGAAAGAAGAGCAGTTTAGTAGACTATAGGGATTACTTGGATATCTGCGAAGCTTATAGTCGAGATGACTTTCCTGAAGACCACTATCTAAGAAGAGAGTACGTAGATTTACCTCTTACTAAAGCCAATAGATGGATTGACCCTAGGTTCAGGTTAAATGACGAGACGGGTAAATTAGAGAAACTGAGTTTTAAAGAGATTAGGAACCTAAACCAAGCTTATAATCGAATAAAAGAGCTAGTTAGGGTATTGTTTCAGTTGTATACGAAAGTATTGGTTATAAGGTTAGATTTGTATAACGATGAACGTGATTTAGATGTGGTTAACAATAGACTGAGAAAGTGGGATAAATGGATTAGAAGAGATAAAGGAGATAGCTACTTAGCTAGTTATTGTAGTAGGGAGTATAGTGATGGAACGGGATTACATATTCATTGTTTCTTGTTCTTCAATGGCCAGGTACTCAGTAAGGACCAGTGTTTAGCTAGGTACTTTGGTGAGAAGTGGGTGAAAATGGGAGGTAGTCGATTTCATTCTCGTAACATGAATAAAAATAAGTTGCCTGATGGAGGAGAATGTTTAGGGAACGTGGACTATTGGGATGTCTATTCTATCGAGAAATTGATTATTTTAGGTAAGTATTTAATCAAGAATCTAAATGAAAGAGAATGGTTAGAGAAAACAGGTAATAGTAAGGAAGCTAGATTGTTCAGCTGTACGCCTATTGTAGATTACGAGGCTAAAGTGAATGATTATAATGAGAGAATGGTACTGAATGTAGAGCATAATCGTAAGAATATAGTCGATTATAGCTGGATAGATAGATTAGGATTAAAGAACGAACCTAGTGTTTTCAGTAGACTTAGAGATGAGGATAGGGTCGATTATCGTAGTGTAGTGAGAAAGAACCCTAAGTATATTCGAGCCAATAGGGCTAATCCAGTAACGATAACTAAGCAAAAGAGGATACGTGAGAGTGAAATAAATAAGGTTCTTACGGCTTTGTTTAATTACGAAATCAATTCATCTGGCTACGATGGTTACTATACTGAGAAGGAATTGAAGAGAATGTATAAGATAAAGCATGATTATCTTTATAAGAAAGACTATAGACATCGCCAGTACTTTAATAAAGATGGTACCCCTAAGTGTTTTTAGTGCATGATACTACTCTACTCTCCATTACGGGGGGAGTAGAGTAGCTCTTATTGTAACCAATATTCGCTGCTCTCCTTAACGGAGAGTAGGCTAGTATTAAATGCTTTTCATTTTAGTCTGATTTCCTATACTCTATTTGATTTTAATAAAAGGAGACTATCCCTTGTACGCTTTAAAGCCACAGGCAAAACTACTAAAAGAAGAGTTTAAAGCCTATATTGAGAAAAACCACCAATTAGCTGCTCTCTTTAAACAATCAGACGTCATCACCAATGACATTATTGACGATTCTAAACCCATTGTCATAGCCGATAAATTCAACATCTACTACAAGTACAATAGAGAGATTGAAAATCAAGCACAGCTCACCTTCTTAGAATACATGATTGAAGACAAGGATTACATCAGAATCCTAGAGGAAGCCACTGAAGCCTACTGCTGTAAAAGAACAGAAGGCTTTATGCAAATCTACCCCATGAAAGCCATTATCGTTAGAACCATCTTCTCTTATTTAGAAGTCTTAAGCTTCTTAAAAGAGAAAGGTATAGTCGAATATCACCTCACTACCGATAAAGAGATTGAATCTCTAATCAAGACATTGATGCGGTACGCCTTCTTCGATAAGAGCATTGTCCCTGGGGTAGAGTTTAAGAAAGTAAGTATCTTCAGTGAAGCCATGAAGAGTAAGATTATTCGAATCGTTTACTCTCTCTTAACTGAAGCCATGAAAGACCATGCTCATTTAGACTACATTACTGACCTAGACAGAACTGCTCGTTACTGGTATCAAGAAAGAACCGAATCCGGTTTACAAGAAGCCTTAGCCAGAGAAACCGAAATCGATACCATTCGACTAGACGAGATGTTCTCTCTACTCCCTAGTAGTAATTAAAGCATGAATACGGTAAACGTACAAGTCAATCCTTCTTATTTGTGTAACTTTAGGTGTCACTTCTGTTACCTAACCGAAGAGCAACTAAGCAGTAAAGACTTACTGCCTCTGGAGAAGATAGAAGGCTACCTAAAAGAGATTACCCAATACAGAGAGATTGACATCATTGACCTATACGGAGGAGAAATCTCCCTACTACCGAAAGGCTACGTAGAAGAGCTCCTACCCTTATTGGTTTCTTACTGTAACCGCTTTAATGCTTTAACTAATCTATCCACCATTAGAGATTGGTTCTATTACCCGTTTATCAATCTCTGTATCTCCTACGACTTTGATGCTCGTGAACAACACGATAAAGTGTTTAATAACCTACTCGAATTAGTCAGTAACGACAGAAGCTTTGCCCTTAACCTACTCGTCACACCCCACATCCTCACTTTAGACACCGATGAGATGGCAAAGAAACTCTCCTTACTCTCTACCCTAGAAGTCGTAGAAGCCAAACCGTATTCCACCAATCAAGCCAATAGCTTTCATTACTCCTTTCTAGACTATCAGGATTTCTTAATCCGTTTCATTGACTCTTGTAGTAAGTACAATGTACCGTGTAATAACCTAGAATTGGTTTACTTAGCCTTAGAGGGAGAAACCCATGACTATACCAGTAGTAATCTATTCATTTCCCCTACAGGCTTAGCGGTATTGGATTTTGATTTAAATGGTAGAGAATACTTTAGACACTTCCCAGATTTCCCCTCTATCCTGAAATGGGGTGAGAAGGAAGAGGAGAGAATAAAACACTCTTTTTGTGGTTCTTGTAAATACCTAAATAGGTGCTTGACTGAACATTTAGGGGACATCAAGAACTTAGATCATGGTTGTAGTGGTTTATACCACCTGCTAGAGTATTACGAAAACAAAGGAATTGAGAATGACTGAACACCATTCAGAACGACCCAGAACCAAATACCATTGTAAACGCTGTCACTTCGAGTACGAGACTGGTTCTCCTAAACCGAGGTGTCCTCGCTGTCGCTCTCGTCAGCGCACTGAGGTATTCCACTCCCATTCTAATCACCAAGACGATATCGTCGGTTTATCCGGTAAACCATTAAGACAACACAGTCTAGGTAGAAGGAATACTCTTCCTAAACCGACTAATCCCTTAGAGACTCCTCTTCGTCAATTAGAAGCCCATGTAGGGGGATTGAAACAGGAAGTAGAAAATCTGACTACCCAATGCAGTAAGGACAGAAAAATGCTTAATATCCTAACAGCGATTACTGTATTACTCATTGTTTCAGTAATCTACTTATTAGTAAGGTGACAACATGACTAGAGTGAAGAAAGAAAAACGAACTTTAAGGTGCAGTAACTGCTTAAATCAATACCAGAGTATAGCTAGTACCCCTAGGTGCCCTAAGTGTCATTCCCGTAAACACTTAGAAGTCAATAAGCAGTTAGAGATGGACATGACTAAACTGGGTGCTAAGACTAAGGAAGAAGCAGAAGCAGCAGCTGAGAAGTACAAAGAGAAGGTAAAAGCAGCCGTAGAGAAACAACAGAGTACTCCAGCTAAACCTTTAGTGAAGTCTACTAAAGAAACGGTTAAGAGAGCTAAGAAGGTAGCCAAAGAGAAACCTCAGGCTAATGAAACCAAAGAACCAGTAGCTCTAATCTCTTCTACCCAGACTACACCGAGTACTCCAGATATTGAAGAGACGCTTCGTAAGCTGGAGGCTGAGATTGCGACAATTAATAGTAAACTTGGGACTATTAGGAAGCAATGGGTACCTAAATCCAATATCGTTACCTTGGATTTCCTGGTATCTGGTCTATTCCTAACCGTACTCTACATTCTCTTCTTTAAGTAAAGGTTTCACTATGTTGATTAATATTTCTACTCGCCCTCACCCACACATCCAGCACGTAGGTCTTTATGTGGATGAAGTGGACGAAACCATTAAGTCTCTATTGACTTCTTATTTAGTACCCGATAGTGATGGGTTGGACATGAAGTCCTTTAACATTGCCCAACATGTACTGAAAATGATTCGGGAAAGGAAACAAGAAGCTGACCGCTTCGAAGAAGTCATCGAGAGATGGATGGAAAAGTTTAATGCTTTGTCTGATGAAGATAAAGAAACCTACCGTAAGGAAGGCTATGTTCCTGGTCTAGAGGTAAAACCAGTTAGACCTGAGCAATACGATGGAGTACTGATTGGTGAAGATGTTCCCAATTACTTTACGCCTTTCTTAACCAGTCACTTGTGGAGAGAAGGGGTTAAAATCTATTTTAACTGCTTCTACGAACCCATGAAGACGGTAGGTTTTAAAGATACCGATGACCCTGTGATTAAGGAACCGATTGAGGTACCTTCTGGTAATCGAGTACACAAACTCTTCTTACTGAACTACCAAGGCTAAGTTTAACATCGAGTGACCGTCAGGTTACGAGATAAGATGTGATAATCTACTCTACTGTACAGGTACAATAGCCTGTACAGTAGAGTATTCTATTTTGCATTCCATTCTAAGGAGATTAAGAAGGTGATTGAAGTATCGATATTCGGTGAAGTGATTACTGAGGAAAACCGTAAAGAGATTTACGAAAGAGAAGACAAAGTCGTCGAACTGATTGGTTCGATTATGTACGCTCGTAAGGAAGAAGAAAAGGTAACCAGTTACGATGATGGTTACTTTAGCTACGATTACAGTGATGATCAGGAATACGAACTCTGTTACAATAGCATAGATGTTTGGGTACAATGGTGGGAAGAAGACGAGAATGGTGACCCACATCTAATCCAATTCTCTCTAGGTGACGATTTATTAGAAGTCGCTTGGTTGTGGACAGCTAATGCTGACTTTAAAGAACTCTATTTAGATGCTTCTAGTGCTGATAGCGAGTCACCAGAAGACTAGGAAACTTTCTATAATCTAAATAATTATACCCCTATATTACTGTAATGAGAAAGGAAGAATCATTTAGGTATTCTTCTGGTATCTGTAGACGTACAGATTACCAAGTGCTGTTACTCTTCTCCTCGTTTAAAGAAAGAAACGAGTTTAACCTAATGTAAAAAGGACAGATTATGGAAAACAATGAAGTAACCAATCCGTACGGTGTAGGTGTATATGGCTCGCTGGCTGAATTAGGCCAAGCAGCTCAAGAGGGTGAGATTGAAGCACCTTCTGAAGCAAAACCAGCTACTGGACCTGAGATCAATGAATACGGTACTGTACTCGAGGTAGATGAAGTACCGCCTCCTGGTTTCTCTACCAAGATTAAGCACATCAGAAGCCTCACCCACGTGTTGGTAGAGGACTTCAAGCAGAAGTTCTCCAAGTGTGTTTACGGTACACCCACCCTGCCTGAGGATGTAATCATTCCTTTCATTCAGCCGAAAGGTAAAGTGGGTCCTACCAAATTCCCGTTGAGCTTAGACTATTCCTCCATCGAGTTCTACTACGAAGGCGAGGAGCTGGACCTCAATACGCCCCCCAGTGAGCAAATTGAGTACTCAGCCTTGAACAATCTCTTGGCTGACTTGCGCTCTGACAAGAAACGCATTCAGGTGCTCTCCGGTTTCAGCTATGCCCGTATTAACGAACCTCTACCTGAACTGCCAGCTGAGGAAGTTTCCCAAACTCCGGAAGCACCTCAAGCTAAACCAGTAGAGGCTAAACCTCAACAGCCTCAACCTCAACCCAAGAAACAAAAACCCAAAGCTACTGGTGGTATCGTAGTGGACTTGTCCACCGCTACGGATGAAGTAACCATCCGTGTAGCAAAAGGCGTAGTCGTGAAAATCGACTATGTGTAAGACTTAATCTGGTCCTTGTGAAAAGCCCTTCCCTCCTACTACTCTTTTATAGGGTAGTAGGGGGTAGGATATATTAAAAGCTTAATTTTGATTAAGATTACCCTGAATTCTAGACAAGGTAGTTTTAAGGTAGTACTAAACAATAATTCTAGAAAGACTAAGGAACAACCATGTTAGTTATCACTGTAATCAATATAGCCGTTACTGCTTTGCTGGTAGTCTCTATGGCTATAATGGATCATTGATTGAAATTGTAGTAAAAGCTGTAAAGAGCCACTCTACTCTACTACCCCATTGCTAGGGTAGTAGAGTAGAGTAATCATGGCTCGGAAAGGAGGTAGCTTTGCTCTGTGTACAGAGCACGCTGACTCCCAGCGCGGAGAGCTTTGCTCTCTAAGCTAAGAGGCGAGAGGTGTGTCACAGCACCACCAAAAATGGATGGTTTTAGTCAATGCTAAAGGTAATGACAGTTGGGAAACGAAGTTACCTGTAGTCAATAGACTAAGCTCCCATCAACCGGTGAGTTTACTCCATTCTTGTGGAAGAAACATACTGGAACTACAGAGAAGATACTGTAATCAATAACAAACTTAAATAGAACATGTTTCTATTTTCCATCAGTATAGCGCTACGACTAGGATACCTCTCAGAGTGTATCCTAGTCTATCTATTAAAACTTTCTTTTTTAGTCTTTGTTCTTAAATCGCTTCAGATTGCTCTTAGATTGCGATGAACACTAAAGGTATACAAACCCTTCAACTTAATGTTGATGGTGCCTTAAACACGCTCTACGAGCCAGGAAATGGTGTTTACAGTTTATTTCCTAGTACTAGACTGTAGTTTTACCTGTAAAAGCTCCTTTTCTATCGCTTTCATGCTATGGCAATGCTCTTCTACTAAGCCATTCTCTTTGTGGTTTTCAATGTGCTTCCTACACCCATTGCAGATTTCGAATAAACTACAGGTAAAACAGTCTTCCTTCATGGAATAGATTTCAGTATTATCCGTTAGAGGAGTGTAGAACTGATTGTGGTAGATTTCATTCTCGTAGCTAATAGGGTACTTTCTATCGTCTCCAAACGAACCACAGGTATAATAGTCACCTGAGGGCTGTAGTAAACGAATCCAACTATCACAGTCTCGTCCATAAGGACAGGTACCTGAATCTCCTGCTAGTACACCGAAGATAGCTTTGGTGTTATATTCCCATTGAGCTAATCCTTGTTTATAGATTTCTAGATAGATACGATAGGCTTTAGCCAGTAGAAAAGGATTCTCTTGTCTACCTGAGAGATAGACTGGATTGAGTTTACATTCTACATCCATTTCCTTAGCTAACTCAACATGGTCTATTGCTAGGTGTTCATTCTCATTAGTCATTAGGGAGATGAAATCTGGACGATAGCCTACTCTCTCTAGCATCAAATCCGATACTTTCCAGAATTCCTCTAAGGAGTAAGGGGTATAATCGTGTTTTAAACGAGAATCGTCTAACTGAAATGAGGTAATGATGCCTACTCTTTCATGGGTAAAGAGAGGAGTCCATTTATCTGGATTAAGGTAGAATGGATAGAGATTACTGGTTAATGATAGGTGTGCTTTTAATTGATTGGTTTCTAGGTACTCGATGATTTTATAGTAATAGGAGATTGGTACCATTAGTGGGTCTCCTCCATTGACAATAATGGTGGAGGTATTGGGATAACGCTTTAGGAAGTTGAAAATATAGTCTAGGTCTAGGAGTTTGTGTTTATCATCCGTAATATCGGTACTACTACAGAAAGTGCACTTGAAGTTACATTTCTCTGTAGGCTTGATGATTAAGCTAATCTCTCTATCGCTAGGACTAATGGATTTAGTAGCTGGGTAGATTGGAATGGTTTTCATTATAAAAGGTATTCTCTCTAGTGAGTTTGATACTCACTAGAGAGGGTATACTAAAATAGTTTTAGATAGAAGGGATTGGTTAAGAGTAGATTCACTAGGTGCTGATTAACACCCATTACTGGTGCACTAATCGCTAACCAGGGTCTTTCTACTGGTTTAGGATTACGACAGTATTCCAAGAATGAAGGAATGTCACTGAAGTCATGATTAGTATACACAGACCAGTATTCTTTCTCACCTTCTTTATCTCCTCCTGTCTCCACAGACAATCGACTAACAATAGCAATCACCTGTTTGATGTTTTCAGGAGTAAACTCGAAGGTATTATCCAATACACCACTGATTAACTCAATCTCTTTTTCATTAATCTTGTTGGTGTAATCGACTTCAAAGAGGATAGAACGAACATCTTCTAAGAAGACAAACTCTCGAATACCAATAATGTATTCTACTAGCTCTTCTTCATTACCGGTTTTTAGGTAATCGACTAGGGTGAATTCGAATGGTTTATCGATTAATTCACTTCTAGGGGTTCTGTCTACTAAGGAGAGGACTTCCTCTCTTTTCATCAGCTCTTCTGTAAAAGGCTTATTGTAGCAGAACTGGAGGAAGTAGATGTAGAAATGAATAACATGGTAGAGATACCAGTACAAGTCATTGGAGATATCGTTTAAGTAGTAACTAAAGCTACTTAAACGAATAGAGATGAAGTCTTTATACGGGAGATAGACGTTAATCGATACCTCTTTCTCCAAGAGGTATTCTAGTGCTTTAATCGGGTCTTTCAGCTCTTCTTCACTCAGTGTTGCTTGAAGGTTATCGTTTAGGTAGATATCCTTGAAGTAATCAGGATAGATATTAACCCCATCTTTCAAGTAAAACATCACTCGCTCCTTCTAGCCATTTGGGTGTGCCTTTACCTAATACCACACTGATAAAGAGTTTAATTAAACCATGATTGTAAGTATACTGGTCTACCCAATCCACATCAATCGAATCGCTCTTATAGAGCTTGATTCTATTTACTAGAGACTGGTAACTGAAGTTGGTATCCAGTAGGGACTCTAGATTGTTGTCATTGGTAAAGTGATTCCTTACTAACCGATTCACGTGTTTCTTCACCAATGGCTTCTTATTCCTTAGGGTGAAACGAATGTTTCTACCCGTAATTAGAGAACGTAAAACGGTATCGAAGGTTAAGTCATCAATCCCGTGTCTTAGGTTCTGGTAGTCTACCCCGTACTTCTTACTCTCAATAGAGATTTCTTTCAATACGACTTGACGTCTTAATTCGGTTAAGATACGAGAGTCGTAAATGGAGAAGAGAATAGGGTAGAGAATATCGTCTAAGTCAGCACTATCTCCTATCTTGTTGCTGGCTCTTAAGAGTAAGAGTAACTCTAGAGGTAGATAGTCTATAAGGAAATCTCGATTCTCTTGAGATAGAACGAGTTTCTCTTTAATCCTTTTAATGGATTGGATGAGCTTATCCGTTACTTGGTAGTGACTGATTTCCTCTTTTAAGAGCTCGACTTCCTCTGGAATGGTATTAAAGAGTCTTTGCTTAGCCACATTGGAGTCTAAGAAAGAGTCTTTTAAGTTGTCGATATAAAGCTTAAGATAAGTCTTTAAATCGTCATCGGTGCATTGGTTAAACCAGATAGTGAAGACCAAACCTACTAAGAGTAAGTGGTCTTCAGCATCTAGGTAAAAGACGGTTTCGGTTAGTCTTTCACGAATGAAAGAGAAGAAGAGATTGAAGTCTCCATTGTGCTTCTCATTCACGTAACTCTCTAAACCGTCTTTATAAGAGAAACTGAATCCTGATTTACCTGCTGCACCAAAGTAATATTGGTCGGTAAAGAGTACAGCCTCTTTGTCACTTTGAAAGTAACGGTTGAGGCCTAACTCTACTTTGTTTAATTTCAACATGTCTCTAATCTACCTCTTCTAAATAATGGTTTTTAGAAAGTATTTCGAATAGGTTTTGGTTAAACCACACTTTTTCTTTAAACTGATTCTTAAAGAAGTAGTAGGTGTTATCTAAAGAGAATCTCTCTTTTACAGATGGGGTATTCTCGATATGGTCAATGAGGTAATAAACCAAATCACGATTCTTGATTAAGCCATAGGCAATACGGCTAATCTGGTGTTGACCTTGAGAATCGTCTACCTGAACAATGTTCTTAGTAGAGAGAGCCGTGATATCTGCGTCTACCCTAAACGAATAGATGGCTAAAGGGATAGACTTGATAAAACGAATCACGTCTAAGAGATTAGAGTGATTCTCTTCAGTAGAGAGATACTGGTCTATATAAGCCTGGTATACCTCTTTGTCTCTAAAGAGGGTATGTTCTAGGTTAATGGGTACCAAATGTTCATCTACTGGGGTACTAATCCCTACTGCAAACTGAACCAAGTAGAAATAGGTTAACATCATCTGTCGAGTATAGTGAGATTTACTGCTCTCTACCAAAGCCTTCAGTAGGTTTACCTTGTTCTCTAATTGGTTTTCACCACTCTCTTCTACATCAATATAGAATAGTTCAGGTTTCAGGTTAGCAATTACCGTAAGAATCTTAACTGCTTTACTCTCGGTAATCTCTTTGGGATAATACCAAACTGGAGTGAATTTGTTTTTCACAATCGCTTTGATTAAGTCAGGAGAAGAGATAGAATCGATTCTCACTGCAAAGGCTTTATCACTACCTAATTGAGCTAAGAGCTCTAGGTAAGCTTTTTCAGCAATCACGAACTCCAACATCTTCCTGTTCTTCTCATTCACCTTACTAAGGTTTTTGGTCTCTTCCTCAGTAAGAGGATGGTACTTAATGGTACCTTGGGACTCAATCCTTAGGTGATTGTCTTCTATTGTTTTAGCAATACTCTCATCCTTAGTAAAGCTGTTTTCCAATAGCTTAATAAGGAAATCTCTGTCTTCTACTAGATTAATCGTATTCATTTTAACGTGTCGACCTGTGTTTACAAGAATTGTGGGTATGGCAACTGGAGTGACAATAAGTGGTACTGAACACTACCTTATCGTCTCTACCAATGTTATCGAATACTTCCATTAAGTCTTCGTATAACTTATCCATAAACTCTTGACAGTTCTCTTGGGAAATCACCTGTCCTTTTAGTTCCAATTCTTGTAAAGCTTCACGAACGATGTTCTCTTTCATGTAAGAATCGTTCATGATAGCCGGAATCTCAATAGTACCCATTCTGACGTTGTTACCACCGATTTGCTGACCGACGTTAATGGTAATCTTACGAATACGGGATAGTTTGTTTACTGATTCGTTTAGTGCTTCTACCGCGTTACGAATAGAAACGATATTGTCGTCAATGAACTCCTGAGCTTTAGGTTCAATGGGAGAGGCGGTAGTATTGATAGAAGCCAATACCACATCGATAGCAGCTTGCATGATACCAAACTGACCACCAGCTACGGGTTCACCCATCTTCTCTTGTAATTCGGTATTTAGAGCATCGAATGAGTTAAGGCCAGTTGGTTTGGGGTCTTTATTGAGGTTATATTGGAAACCTTTACTGAACTTCAACCAACTATTAATCCGTTTAGCCACACGGGTATTGTAGGTATCCAAGAAATCCTTAGTTTTCACTAACTGACCTTGGTAATTGAGGTCTTCTGGATAGTTATGTAAATCGGTTAGAGCTTCAATTTCAGCTTTTCTCTGTTTTAATGCTTGTAACCATTTGTTGTGGTAAGCATCACTAGTGGTGGCCTCAAGTGGGTCACCAATGGTAGAACCAGTACGGGGAGAAACACCGTATGGCATGGGGTTAGTCCAAATACCCCAACGACCTACTTGATTGAATATGTTACGTGCATCCCACATGCCGTTTAATGCGTTGTGGGCTCTTTCTAGGTAATTAGTAGTCCATTCATCGAAACTGAATACTCCGCCATCGATGTATTCTTGTAGTACCCTACGATAGTTTTCAGTAGCTGTTTTATAACGACCACCATCACCTCGCATTACCATCACTGGTTTCTTATAATACTCGTTGTTGATAACGCTTCTGGCTACCTCTTCAGCACTATTGAATCCAACACCGGTTTTTCTTCCACTGATGTAGATATCGATAATAATAGGGAGACGACCATGGTTCCCTGCCAGTCCTTCTTGGAACCAAGCCTCAGCAAACCACTTATCGAATTCGTTACATCTGTTAATAATACTGGTACAAATACCAATACGTCTTTCAATCTCGGCTCTCTGCCAGAGGTTACCCATGTCGTCATTGACAATGGTATTGATAAGCGCTTGGATTTTGCCGATATACCAGACTTGTTCATCGTGGGTAGTCGGGTTAAATCTAAAGAAATTAGAACCATTGATGTAGTTGTATTTCTTATCAGCGTTATCGGTTACCTTATTGTCTAGTACCACTTCATTGACTAATGCTTTTAGACCAGCATCTTCAAAATCAGTTGGAAACTGAATAGGCATTTCAATCACTCCTTAGGTTTTATTAATCAATTCTCGAATCAGTCTTTTAGGGGTAGTACAACCGGTTTCATCCCAGTGCTGCTTATAGCAACCACCCCCGCAATAATCCAATAAGTCACACTTATAACAGTTATCAGGCAGCACGGTTTCCTGGTGTATTTGGAAGATTCTCTTAGGGGAATTATGTAATTTCTCTATCGAATCATCTACTGTACCAAAGATAGCAGTAGGGGCTTCATTAGGGCAACTGGATACTGTACCATTGGCATTAATGGTATAGAGATTGGTTTCACATTGCCTAAAATAAGTCCCACTGTCCATCTGTTTCTTTTCTATCTTGATGTAGATGTCTTCTAGTACATCAATCACGATTTCTTTTCTTAAATTGTGCTTCTCTACGTATTCGTGTAACTGATAGAAGTAATCCCTAACCTCTTTATTAGTCGGTACGATAGCAGGGTTCTTCTTAGCACTGCCATGTACGGTTAACTTAGAGATATCCATGTACTTAATGTTGTTCTTGAAAATGACTTCATTAAAGTACCGATCAATACCGAAATGGATAAAGGGTTTAGTCAATACGGTATTGATTTTAATAAACATGGGGTCTTTGGTGATATCCTGGATAGTCTTGATATTGGATTCCCAGAGCTTTAATTGCTCTTCCGTTTGAAATCTACCTACCATGTCCCAGCTGGTCATGATACCTGATAAACGTTTGGTAATGAATTCCAATCTATCTGGGGTGAGTTTATAGACTAAGTTAGTAGAAGCCGATAAGTCTGTCTCTCTATCTAGAGAATAGACAAAGTCAGCGACGCTGTTTAAGTCTTCCATTTTACAGATAAAGGGCTCACCACCATGTAAGGCGACGACAAACATCTCGTCTTTAGGTAGTTCTTTATCGAGTTTAGCTAACCAATTCTTTACCTTTTCTATATTCCAGAATACCTTTGCTCCTTGAGAGCCACTGGTAAAACAGTGAGGGCAATCCAAGTTACAGGTTTCTGTGGTCTTGATGTAAATGTTTTTCATTAGAGAGGCTTTCCTCTAGTACAATATAAATACCCCTACTCTACTCTGGTATTGAGCCAGAGTAGAGTAGAAGAGTGTTCAGATTTATTTACCTCTTACGATTTCATCGGAGGACAACATCCTACCAGGAGCAAAATAGAGAGTGAGATTATTCAATCCCTGGTAATTGACTTCTGGTTTGGTATTAGGGATGGCTCTTTCCCCATTGATGATTTTCACTAGCTCTTTGTAGATGTCGTTAAAGAGCTTAGTGACATTGGCTTCGGTAATGTCTTCACCGATTCTATAGAATTCCTTATAGAGACCAGGGAAAGCCCAGTCTAAGGTAAGTAATCGATAGACTTCGAATAAACCTAAGTCTTGTGTTGCACCACCTGGTGGCTGGTAGATAATCCTAACACTAAACTTACGAATACGAGAAAGCATGGTAATAGAGTTATCTAATGCTTTCATGACATTCTTAATCGAGGGCTCGTTATTGTCGATGTAGTACTGGGATTTTACCTCATCTGGATTAATAGTATTCTTTAGAGCCTCTGGTATAATGGCATTAGAAGCCTGCATGATACCAAAGTCTCCATCTACCGGATTATCTAGATGTAGTTTAATCTTATCTAAAATAGCTTTATAAGCAGGTATCCCCCAAGCTGAAGGTTTCACACTAGGTGCGGCATCATTGAATAGGAAATCAGCAGACTGCTTAAATAAGCTATTGAGTTTATCGGCTACTAAGGTATTATAAGCATCAGCAAAAGACTGAATAGTTAAGTCTTTACCCACTAGGTCTACCCTATCCTTAGGGGTATAGATTTCTACCTCTCCTTCAGGAATGTAGTTAAATCTACCTAACTTAGGCCAACGAGTAGGTGAATAGAGACGAGCATCCCAAATCATTGCGTTCTTAATTGCGTGTAGCTCTAACTTACGTTTATTCAGTAAGGCTTGCTGAGTAGAGAGTTCTGTTCCAGATAGATTACTACTCAATTCAGTATTCATGCTATTGATGGCTTTATAGAATGCTTCCCATTCCTTGTAATCTACTGGATTGAAGTTAAACCACTTCTCCAAATGGAAGTTCTTGAAAGTAGTGGTGATACCAGTACGAAAACTGATGTCGTATTGATAGAAGTCAGCAGGATAAACCTCTGGGTCGTATCGGGTACCTAGAAATCCTCCCCTGATTGCATTCCTAAGGTCCTGTAGCTCTTGTTGTCTTTGTGGTAATAGCTTACCTAGTAGTACCTTATTAGTGTCATCAGCTACTATTTTATTCTGCCGGATATCTGCCATGAATCTCTGAATATCGTCTAGATAACTAATGGCTTCAGCATCGGTATAAGGTGGGTTCCTATACCAAGGCTGATAACACCAATTTCCTGCTGGTTTAAAGTCAGTAGTACCTTGACCATTCAATAAAGCAAATAGCTCCTTCTTCTCACGGTGATCGGAAACACTATTGAAATAACCAGGGGTATTTAGATTATTAATCCTGCCTACAGGTACATTGGTTTTAACATTAGGGTAAATGTCTTTGTTGTATAGCTTAAGCTTATCGAATGTAGACTGTAGTGCTCTTTTGGGGTAAGGGACTGCATTATCACTCATTTGCATTTTCCTTTTAATAGAAATAGATTAGTCTACTCGTACTACCTATCTGGTAGTACGAGTAGCTATACTCATTTATCTATTACATTCTACCACGAGTAATATCGCTCTCTGGAATATTCATTGCACCAGTAGCAAAGTAGGTTTCTAATCCATTGATGTCCTTATCCGTACCCTGAGGATTAGGGTCATCTAGTTCACCATTGATAATGGAGACTAACTTAGTATAGAGGTCATTGAAGAGTTTAACGATGTTCTCTTCAGTAATGTCCTCACCTACACGGTAGAACTCCTTATAAACGTCTTCTACAGACCAAAACTCAGGTTTTAGAATACGGTAAACTTCGTATTCCCCGTAATAGGTATTACTACCGTTACTGGAACGAAAGTAGATTTTCTGTTTATGTTTACGGACACGAGAGAGTAAACGGATGTTTTCAGCTAGAGCAAACATCACGTTTTTCATGGAAGCGATATGGTTAGTAACATAATCGGCTGCTTTAGGTTCATCTGGATTAGTGGCAGAGAGTATCTGTTTTACCGTTACTTCGGGAGCAGCAGTCATGATACCGAAATCACTGTCTAGAGCATAATCTAGGTTCTTAATGATTTTCTCGATATTGGCTTGCTTAGCTGGGTCTTTAGCTACTAAAGTATCCCAGTTAGTCCAATGGGAGTCCCAATCACCTCTATAAGCTTCATTATAAATCCAATCTCTAGATTGCTTAAAGATAACATTGATCTTATCACTCACCAGTACCTTATAAGCATCGATTAGAGACTGAGGAGTCAAGTCTTTGCCTCTTAGACTAAATGTGGTCTTAGCTTGAGTAGGATCGTAGATTTGGACTTCTGAAAAAGCATTTCTTCTACAGTAGTGACGAGATATCTCTGGCCATCTCTCTGGTCTATAAAGAGCAGGACGCAGTATAATGATTTCTTTTATCTTCTCTAGCTCCTTCTTTCTCTTATCCAAAATGACAATTTCTCTATCTATATCGCTTTCGTTATAATCAGCAAAGTTACCATTATCTCTAAAGTCTTTCAGTATACTAATCCATTCATTAGTCTTAGCGATAAAGAAATTGACTTCTTCCATGGTAGAGGGATTACGCTTAAACCAATCTTCTACATGGAAATCACGATAGCTAGTGGAGATATCTAGTCGATAGTCATTATCGTAAACCAAGAAATCAAATGGCAGGACATCGGTTAGACAATAGTCATCGTAACGTGAAGAAGCATAATAGAGATAGAAAATGAAGTCGTTTAAAATGGTCTTTCTCTTAGTCAGGTAGTTACCTAAAAACAGCTTTACATCACTTGGTATAGTAGCTTGATTGTTAGCTACATCCTTTTCGTATTTCGCTATTTCAGCTAAATACTCCTTAGATGCTTCACTGGTTTCTGGTATCTCGTAAAACCATTTCTCTTTATGGGCTTTCTTGAATATCTTATCTTCATTACCAGGTACTTGCAAGAACTCATGTAGAGACCGATACATGTCCCTAAATTCAGTTGGGTGAGATAAATAGTTTACCGTACTGAAGCTTGACTGTTGTGTCTTTATTAGGTTACCTTTAATCTCGTAAGGTAATCCTGGTTTGTAGTTATCTGGATCGTATAGTTTCTTGCTATTTAGGTTGTAGATAAGAGATAATTCGTTTGTCCTTTTGTTTATCAGAGAGAGGCTATCCTTCCATCGTATAGGATCTTTCTTATTCAGTTCTATCGCCAGGTTATGTGCTTTAACCATGTACCCATCTGGTTGACCATGGATGATATCGTAGATGGTTTTCTTTACCCCATTTACTACTTTCTCCCTAGGGGTCTCTTTAAACCACTCCTCTTCGTGGAAGTTGTTGTATATCTCAGGTATCTTAGCCAGCTCTTCTTTGGAGCGATAGTGACCACCATATACAGGATAAGTAGGTTCCTCTGGAGGTATGGTATCGGTATACGGACCATACCTCGTAACACTAGTATTGCGTTTCTTGTACATCTCTCTCATTTTGTCCACAGTTTCCTGTGTCGCTATATTGGGTAATGGTGGAAATGAATCAGCCATTATACAAACTCCTTTATATACTCAGTACAGCCTAAAGAGGACTGTACTGAGTATAGTAAAATGTTCACTTAATTGTCTTTAATTAAGTCTAAAATCAATTGTTTTGGAGTCGGACAACCTGTATCATCCCAATGTAATTTATAACATCCTCCGCCACAATACTCAAGTAAGTCACATGAATAACATTCGTCATTCAGGACGACTTCTTTGTGTATCTGTATCATGCGTTTGGGAGAATGGTGTATCTTATCCATATCCTGGCCAATATTACCGTAATGGATATTGGGAGCATCATTGGGACAGCCACTGACGGTACCGTCTGCATTAACTGTATAAATAGACTCCTCACAGTGCCTAGAATACATACCTTGGTTACTTAAGCGTTTCTCTACCTTATCGTAGATATCCCGTAAGCAGTCTATTTGGTATTTATCCCTTAGGTTGTTATCCGTAATGTAACGATGTAAGGAATAGATGAAATCATTAGCATCCTTGTTAGAAGGAATGATTTCTTTAGAGTTTACCTTAGCAGAACCATGAGGAGTAATCTTCTCAATCGTGAAGTACCGAATATTGTTCTTGTCGATGACTTCTTTAATGTATCGTTCTACACCGAATTGAATCAATTCCTTAGAGAGTACCGTGTGTACCCTAACGAATTCTGGGTCATCGCTTATCTTTAACAAGGTAGCAATGTTCTTTTCCCATAAGGCTAATTGCTCAGGTGTCTGAAATCTACCGGTAATATCCCAGCTAGTCGCTACACCACGAATATATTTTTTAATAAAGTCTAATCGCTCATCCGTGAGCTTATAAACTAGATTAGTGGAGATGGTTAGTTCTACCTCTCTATCGAAGGTATAGACGTGTTCTGCTACATCAATTAGGTCCTTCATCTTGCAAATGAAAGGTTCTCCTCCATGTAAAGCGATATTAAAGCTCTCTTCTTTAGGTTGGTAATCATTAAGATTACTTAACCACTTCTTTACCTTCTCTACATTCCAAAATACTTTTCTTCCATTAGAACCTGAAGTGAAACAATGCGGGCAATCTAGATTACAGGTTTCAGTCGTCTTCAGGTAAATCATCTTATCCGACATGTTTAGCGAATAGCTCCCTTGTGTGTTCGTTGTCTACTAAGTAATCGTCTTCTACACCAATCGAGAGCATATCTGTTTTACCATGGTATTCTAGTTCATGAATCACACCTGGTAACATCACGATTACGCTTCCTTTTCTAAAAGGAATTCGTACTTCTCTCTCTTTGGTATAGGGATTACTGAAATGGGCTACCTTATAATCCTCTTCTGTTTCAGTAACAATAGGGATCATTAAGGTCAGCATGGGGTCTGTATGGGGTGGAAAAGACACACTCTTTTCATTACCATAGAAACCATGAATGGTTAAGGACTGAAGGAATCGTTCATGACTAGTAAGGATACTGGGGTGGGTAATGACCCCACTTAAGATATTCTTCACTTCATCATTGTAATCATTAGCTAAAACAGGTAGTCTTCTTAGTAGGAAACGAATGCTCTTTGCTATCTCCTCTGTTAGAGGATAATGAAACTTCTCCAGTTTATTGACTTTAGTAATCGAGTGTTTATCAGTAATGGATTCCGTTAGCTCTTCATTAGAGGTGATTTCATTATAACCCTCTTGATTGATTCTAAAGAATACCCCTTCGTTTGGCTGAAACACCCGTTTGTGTTCAGCTGTAGTCGCAAAGGACAATAGGTTATAGCGACTGAAGTTAGATAATCGCTTATTGGTAATGTTTTCCCAATGATAGCTTAAGGAGATATTGTTTGCTTCTAATGCTTCCTTAGCAACATCTTTAGCAACTACCTCTACTCCCTCCTTAGTGTTCATGACTACGTATAACATGTTTATCTCTCCTATTGAGTAAAAATTCAAAGTAATCCAGATGCTCTTTATATAAACCTGATAAAATACCCTCCTTCTACTACCTTTTCGATATTCATTCACTCCGTTCATTCATTTCTTCGATAGAAAAGGCAATGATTCTACCTACTACCCCTAAGTGGAGTAGTAGGTAGAGAAGTTACCTCTAAGGAGATAGTAGAGAGAAAGTAGTAGTTTGGTATTACTACTGCCCTCGATAGAAGGCAGTGGTAATCTATTACTACTGCCAGCGTGGTGGCGGTACAATAGATTCTTTCAGTTTACCGGTATTGGTATCGAACAGACGGTTAGTCAGTGTACTGATGCTGCTATCAATCAAGTCTTTCAATTGTTTTACTGCTTTGGCAGTAGCAATTTTAGTTTCATCATCGATATTCAGTGCACTGGTCATGTCTTTACGGTAATTGGAGACTTGAATCCAATCAGACCAAGTACCATTACCTTTCATACCGCGTTTATAGACTTCATCCCCGCTATACGGGAAGTAAATCTGCTGTACGCCGTTCATGGTACGTAATACCAATAGGTTACCGGCTCTGGTAGTCGGATAATGACGAGCCGTAGTCGCATTAGCGTCATCATCCTGGTCATGAATACCGACATGGCTAATGGTTTTCAGACTGTCTAAGTCTGTAGTACCGAGACTACTTCTTACTAAGAAGAGATTACCGTAATCTTCATCACCTACTGAAGCAGCCAATACTTTACCATCAGTCGTTTTACCAATTTTCACAATGTCCGTAGCAGACTGACGATTACCATTACCATTGTTTACAAAAGTACGTAAACCACGAGTAATGGTACCGTTTTCAAACTCAGTCTTAACAGTATTGTAGTCTTTGTTGTTAAACTTACTGGTATCGGCAGCAGTTTCTGTCTTACCTAGTTTATTGTCTTCTACTGCTTTTACTCGGCGTTTCAACTCTTCAATCTTAGCATTAAAGTCAATGATAAACTGATTGACCTTCTGGTCATTACCACCTACCTTGGTTTCAATCAATTGTCTCAGTCGCTCTAATGCTTCCCAGATGACTTCATGCGACCGTTCATCACCTAGGTGAGTCGCTTGTACTAAACGCTCTATTACATACACCAAATGCTCGTAACCAAAGGTTTGCCAGAGGGGGTGTAAGTGCTCTGCTGGATTGAAAGAAGACGGCTTATTAGCGATGTTGTTCCAGTCCACAGGGCGGGTATCTAAATGGGCTTCTTCTAGTTTCTTAGCTAAGAGAGGAATATCAGCATGGGAAAACTCACCACCTACTGCCTGGTAAGTCACGCTAAACTGATTAGAAGTCGTCTGGTCTTTAATAATAATCACCATAGCTGCTGGTAAACCAGTCAACATGGCAATCGTCTCCGATATATCATCGAAGAAGTAAGCACTAGCGGGTAATACCTGACCTGTCTTTACATCGGTAATCACGACAGAATTGGTATAGAAATGCCCATAGTGCGGTACGATTACTTTACGAATCCTCTGTGTCGTCGTGTGGGATTCGTTCGATACGAGGTTGTTTGGATTCTGTCCAGACTTATCAAACTCGTACCGATAGACGTTTGGTAAAGGCATATTGAAATATCCTATTCTAAATACAAACACAGTTTAAACGGATAGCTAGAGTATAGGTTAATCCCTATACTCTAGTCTATTGCTTATTGCCTATTACTGCCCTCGGTAGAAGGTAGTGATGCTGTGGCATTACTGCCATTTAGCAGGCGGCATTAAGCTTTGTTTAAACTTATTCGTGGCTGGGTCAATGAGTTCGGCTAGGACAGCTTCTTTAATCGTCGTACCTGCGGCAGAAGCCAAGAGAGTACGTACCCATGAAGTGGTCGCCAATTGATTGTTATTGGCGCCTGCTTCCGGAGCAGCAGCCGTGATCGTGCCTTGTACCTGTAACTTATTGATCCTGTCGTCATTACCATTACCGATAACCGTGTTACCGGAGGAGAAGACACGCAAGTTGTTGACGTTAGCACCATCAGTACTGTAAGTACCCAAGATAGCAGAAGTGGTCTTATCAGAATGCAGAATAGCACTGAGAGAAGACACATTCTTCGTACCGCCTTCACCGGCATTAAACAGCACTCTACCTACAGTTTTGTTGGTAGGAATGTTTTGTACATTAACCGAAGTATCGTTCATGATGACTTCTGGTCTATTGTTGCCTTCATTGCGGTTCAGTACGATGTCTTTAGCACCCGTAATAGACTGGCTGAATGTCTTAACACCGTTTACGGTTTGGTTACCGTTTAGACCTACGGTATTGTCTGTTAAAGCCACAATCTTGCTATTACCTACTCCAGTAGGAATCGTAACAGAAGCAGTCGGATTACCAGTCGGTTCACCATTAGATGCTGCTTTACGGAAGAAAGTCAGGTTACCATTGCTGGTTTGCTCGATAATCCAAGCACCATTGGCATTAGAAGGAGCTAAGGTAATACCGGCTGTAGTGGTATTAGCACCAGTCAGTTTCAAGTAGTTACTGAATTCACTACCACCCGAGATATTGCTCCAGGCACTCCAATCACCATTAGCATTGGTAGTATAACGCTTGTAGATACGGTTATCGTCTTCAGGGAAGTACAACTGAATCCCTTTATTGGCAGAAGGCAATACCATCAAGCTACCTTTCTTATCTACTGGGTAGTTAAGAGAGGTAATGGGGTTAGTACTATCTTCTAGAGAATAGATACCGGTACCATTGTCTGCTGTTAAGGTATTGAGGTTTACAGAAGGGCCTAAAGGACGACGAGCTAAGTAGAGGTTACCTAAGTCAGTATCATCCAGAGAAACCGCTACGTTGTTCTTACCCGTCTCTTTACCCAGTTTCACGACTTTAGAGAGATTCTGGCCAGTACGTTCAGCAACTTCTTGTCTGGCACCTGAACCCATAGAAACAAAGGATTCGGAGGCATCGTCTAATACCTGTTCGCTAATATCTTCTTTAGCCTGAGTATAAGTCTTACCACCAAACTTCAGTGCGTTAGGTGCATTGGCTACTAGATCGTTCACGTCTTGCATCAATGCAGACAAAGTCTTATTACCTAACTGAGTAGCATTGACATTTTGCTTGGCTTCAGCAATGATTTCCTCTTTAGACTTACCACCCAGTAAGGTGATAGAAGATTTCAAGTCAGCTAACCATTGGTCGTAGGTCTTACCAAAGAGATTGTCTTTTAACCAATCACGATACTGCTCTGGTGTTTTACTATCGAAGTGCAAGGCATTCTTAGCAGTCAGTTTAGCTACAGCAGCCGGTAAGAAGTTAGGGTCACTGTTACCAGAGGAAGCAATCAAGGCATTCATGCGCTTAATCACGTCGTCCATCATCTCGCTATAGGAGAGGTTATTGAACTTGGTGGTATTCTGGGCAGTGCCTTCTAATACGAAGAGTTTATATTGTTCTGGTGTTCTACCATCTAACTTCTTCGTGTCTTCTGCTTTCTCAGTCTTACCGAGTTTATCGGCTAAGAGTTCATCTACCTTAGCTTTAGTATAGACACTGATGTCATCAGCAGTTAAACCATGCACGTTACCACGAGCACGAATGTGGTCATCTAGACTCGGTTTAATGTAATTGTCGATAATATCACGTACACCACGTGGTGTAACGTAATAGTTATCGGTATTGTTACTACCTTGATTCAGGGGTAGAATGCCTAAGTTCAGTACATTGTTTAAACCTAAGTCTGCTTTAGAGATGTTACGCAGTTTATTGGTTACGATTGTGGTGACAATATTCTCTAACTGAGTAGTGTCATTACCGGTAATCTGTCGAATAGCCGCAATGAGGTCTTTTACCGTAGTCAGGTCTTCCACATTGTGGTTGTGACTAGTGGGTGGGAACTGATACGGCAGATTGGCTACTTGTTCCCAGGTAGAGAGTACTGGGTTGTGTCTCCACTCTGCCAGAATCTTCTGGATTTTAGTCGCCGTTAAGTTCCAATCACCACCGAGTGTACGGTATTCTAACCACAAATCACCAGAGAACTGACGGTTAATAAACTGCAATGAACCGTAAAGCGGTAAACCAGTAGAAACGGTACCTTGGATGAAACGGAAACCAAATACGTAGTCTACCCCTTCAGTGAAGTACTGTTTTACCCCTAGATTGGTTTTCGTGTATACCTTGAAGTCACGAGTAAAGAAAGGGGCGTAATCCGGAATCAGGTAATTGAAATCGTAACTGTTTCTAACAGTAATGGTGTGTCGCTCATCCAGGATTAAGTTATCCGGATTTCGACACGTAGGGTCGAATGCATAAGGTGCTGGCATCTTATACCTCCCCTAGGGAAATAGATAAAGTAAGCATTAAATCGCTCCTTATTCTTTGAAAAATAGCTATATGTCTTGTTTGATTACGTAATAAAACATAGGCCTTAATGATGTTGGTAATTACTGTAGAAAGTAATTACATTACAGCTATATTGGCTAAATGTTCATATTTTTAGATTCCGGAGGTTACGCGTTATGCCTTATAAGATTATTTCCGCGATTGGCAAGGTAATCGACTCTCAAGCCAAGTGGGAGAAAGTCGATTTAGAACAATATCCAGTGCGAAGACTCTATAAAAGATATTCTACTATTCGAGCCAGCTTAGAGAATCCCTATACTAAAGAGAAGGGATCTGTGTTGGTGGATGATTACGAAGCTGAGATTCGTGATGAAACCAAAACCTTTAAAGATTACTTAGAGAGTATTGGCGATAGAGCATTGCCATTAGGTAATCTCAAGACTACCTTAAGTAAGAAGGGATTACTCTACCATGAAGCACTGAGTAATCAGTTTAAAGTTTCTCCTGTACAGAGAGGTAAATATCCAGACGGTAATCTGTCGGATAAGTACAGCTATCAGGACTTGTTTATCACGAAAGAGAAAGTAGACCCAATAGACCTATTTAAGCATACACTGATTACTGTAAATGGCTATGTCCATGCTACAGATGCGAATGCTAGAGGTTTATGGGTAACAAATGGATACGAAACGATTCGTAAAAGAGACAAAATCTGTATTGGGGTGATTAGTTTCGAGAACTTAGGTGAATTGAAGCAGATTCCGATTACAGAGAGCATGATTTCTAAGTTTAATCAGGATGTAGACCTGTATCAGGAATGCTGTATTGATATAGGGGAAGATTGTAGTGAGAAAACCATTATGCTGGTAATAGGTGGCTTTCTCCATGTATTGGATTACGATGTCTTTACTAGAGTATCCAATAGTGCCATTAAGATTAAACTGAAGAATACTCCTTTAATGGAGAGAATTCACCTCTCTATGGAGGATTTAAACATTAGCGATACTCTATTCGATAAACGATACGGTGAGACTAATGTTAATCTAAGGGATCTCTACGGTGATGAATTCATTAAGCAGTACTTAACGCTGAGCTACTCCTTTATCGTATTACTGGATAATAAAGAGGTATTTAAGGAGATTACTTATCCTCAACAGAGAGGTATACCGAATAACTACCTAACGGATAAGTTACCTTTACTACCGATGATGACTCGTCTAGGTAAGTTCGAGGAATACGTTTATGTACATGATGTAGATAAATACGTATTAGAGACTGCTGATTGTCAGTATAAACCTAGAGTCTACAATACCAGTTTCCCATTAGTAGGAGATAGCTACTATAATGCTGCTTGTACCCCTACTAATAGAAGGAGGATACCAGTAGCTTACTTCTACAATTTACTATCTTTTCTATAAACAATTTAGACTACTCTCTACTACCTTTTCTAACGAAAAGGCAATGACTCTACCTACTACCCCTAAGTGAGGTAGTAGGTAGAGGAGTTACCTCCAGTTAGGTAGTAGAGAGTATTGTTTTTTTCTTGTTATTTATCTTAGTTTAGTAGTTGGTTTAATGATTATGAGAGATTTAAATAATTTACACATTTATTACAATGTCTCATTTAGATATTTATTACAAATACACTAGTACTAAATCTCTCTGTAATCCTTGCTAGATAAGGCTTTCAGCCATTCTACATTAGTACTCTCTATTTATAAATTAATATAAACGACCATTTCTAGCGAGATCATGGGTTCAAAAACCGACATAAAATCACCCCTATATTCCACTCTCATTCGCTAGCCTTACAAACGGCCAGTGAGTGGGGTGGGACCCACAAACGAGTGCAGTAAGTAGTACAGATAACCTTATAACCATTCTTTCAACAAAGTGACAAAAAAATCAATTAACCCAGGCAGTGCACTCTAACGCACCACCTGAGTCAATTGAAAGGTAAAAAAACGTGTCGCTTCAATCAAGACCAACTTACCAAGGATATAGAAATGAAATACCACGACACAAGAGTTAACAGTGGTAGCTTAATGTCCACTATTATCTCAGATGATGTAAACCAGTTGGATAAGGACTCTAGGTCTTTTTCAGTATTAGAATACAACCAACAAACTAAAGATAGAGAAACCTTAATCAACCAACTAAAATCCATTACTCCAAAGAATAGTTTTAGTTATAAACTCCTCTCTAATCCAGATTACCTGAATACCTTAACTCTCGATGACCTAAAGGTTATTCTAATGGAACGAAACAAATTGAATCTAAAACACACCAATAACAAAACTAAAGGTAAAGTAGAGAAACAAAGACAATATAAACTCTACAACACTAAAGACAACCTAGGTTTTAGACGATGTATTAACCGTAACCAATTACCTAGAGACCACGTCTTACGTAGAAACCCTTACTTACCTATACCTAAAAAACGTAGCTTAGATTGGCACTACAATATCCCTTCTAACCACAATACCATCTTTGCTTTCAACAAGATTAAGAACCTATTACATCTCTTATTCGTGGAAAACAATAAAATCCATGTAGTAAGAATGGACTTATACACCGATTACACTACACCTGAATCACTAGACACGATAAACAAACTACTCAATTTGTTTTTAATAGAATCAGTTAACAGGGACCCCTTGTGTTTAGGGTATTGTTGTAGTCGTGAGAAAAGCAAGGAAGGTATCCACTTACACTGTTACTTCTTCTACCAGGAGATGAGCTTTGTCTTGATTAGAGAACGCATATGGAAAATGGGTAGCAAATGGATGGAATTAGGAGGCAAACGGTGGTATAGTCGTAATCTAGATACAGGTAAACTACCTCATTGGGAGGAGAATAGCGTAATCGGTAGGGTAGACAGTACTGACTTTTTCAAGATTGAACGCTTACTACACTGCATGAAATACCTAATAAAAGACCTCAGTGACAGAAGCTGGTTAGTGGGTAATGAAGGTAACGTGAGGCAAAGTAAACTGTTTACCTGTAGTGGGATTTTAAAGAAACTCAGTGTAATTCGTCATTACGAAGAAAGCGTAGCACGTAATGAAATAGTAAGGAACGGGTACTACTTAAGCTATCAGTGGTTATACCGAATAGGTCTAAACTACAATGATACGATATTCAAGTCCAATCCCAAAAACGTGAAGTTCTATCGCAATCGCCTAAAAGAACCTATCTCTCGTTATCTAGAAAAACAAAAGGTAGATATACACGATTACAAACGAATAGCTTACTAAGGTAGTACCCTAAGTAGGGTGATTAATATAAATTGCTCTATTTTGCGTTTTTAGGGCATTTAAGCCTTTAGGTAGGCTAGGGTATACCCTATACCCTTCATCGAGCTATTAGGTACCTCTACGAGCCAGGAAATAGCATTCGTTGAATTTAATCTACTCTAACAAACAAGATTGTCTTGTTTTTATACCATTTTTGGTTTATCTGAGACAAACCCTGTCTCTAAGTCTTCTTTAATCATGATTAAAATCCTAATTCTACTGTGGAAGGTAAATTGGTTCAGGTTTAGAGAGGACATCCCGTACCGCTTAGTCTGGAGATTAGTAAAGTGAGACTTACTACTCTGGATTAGGCGGTACCCTTACTTTTTTCACTGAGTCTAAAGACTGAACAAAAGACACCTACTCTCCGTTAAGGAGAGCAGTGAATCTCGTAGACATGAGTTTTACTACGTAAAACGAATAATGCGTGCATTAAGAACTACTCTACTCCCCCTTAGAGAGGAGTAGAGTAGTGTGTATACATGTTAATTAACAATCAGCTAATCGTCTTTTTAGCAGCTATCAGGTAATGGTAATCACCAAACTTCATGGTTAAGAAGAGCTTACCATTTCGAATCACTCGAGAGTAAATCTTCTCTCCATTGACTACTTGACCATTATTCAGGGTAATCCTTTCTCTTGGTAGAGCTGAAGTCTCAGTCATCTCCTCGGCAATATGCAGCATTTCCTGAATCTTAATACTCCACTTCTGTGTGGTGACATCTTGATAGTTAAAGTCAGTAGAAGTAGACGGTACATCAATGTAATCAGGGAAGACATCGGTAATATGGAACTTATTGTCCTTATTCTCAGGAGAACCACAGGTAATCGCAGCAATACTACGGTAATAGAGAGAAGTAATCTGCATGTGCTCCTTAATGTGCTCTTCACTCATGTCAGTCATGAAGGGAATAGCATACTTAGGTAAAGCGTCTTTATACCGTACAAAAGGAGAATAGAGGGAAGCTTTAGACTTAATCTTATTCTCATTAGAGAACACATCCCACTGAGGCACGATAATGAATTCACTGCGGGTAAAGATTTCAGGGAAGATGCGCTTCCATTCGTCTCGATTGTGCTTAGACTTACTGAGAATCTCTGCTTGCAGTTTCTCCTTAATGGCATCAATATTGTCCCCTGCATCACCCCAAATCAGGATGTACCAATTGGTATCCAATTCAGGATTACCGGAAACAGGGTTATGCCACTTGAAGATATCTAATCTAAACACCGTAACAGGCGAATGGGCTTTCTTAGCATTAGCCTTTTTAGTCAATAAGTCCACAGGTGTCTTAGCCAGCTCCTTCTCTACTTCACTTCTGGTAGAGAAGAAAATGTCTATTTTATCTACCGGAGGCACCACTTCAATTTCGTATTGGTCGTATTCACTCTGGAAGGAAGCATCACTGAACCACAAGTGAAAGTGATTGCCTGCTAAGTCTTCCCACACGACATACTGAGGACAATAATACTCACCATCGTTGACAATCTCACCTACTTGAAAGTGCTGAGAGGTAGTACGATGTAAGTCCAATAGCTTATTCTTCAATTCGTCTTTGTAGATTTCTCTTGCAGAGGAGGTTACGTAATCGTAGACAGACTTAGCGATATCCAATACGTAATTCACTTTCTCTACTGGTACAGCAATTTCGTTGTTGTTCTCACGGTAAGAAAATAATACCAGACCGATAGATTTATCAGTGTTATGTGAGTATAGCTGTACGTCTTTTTCGTAGGTTCTGCTTTCCGTGGAAATCTCACCGAAAGTATGCTCGACTAGACGGGTATTAGTCGTGAATAGACTATGTGTAGCAAAAGCTTTTAAAGATGTTGACATAATGAAATTTTTCCTTTATACTAAGGGGGAATACAAAACACGGTAAGGAAATACTGAAGATGCTTAGTATCTTTAACATCATTCGGGGGTTTATCTGGGAATGGTTTATGGGTAGTGGCGTCTCCTTTAAGGACGCCCTAAAACATCATAAATCCAAACTAATTATGCTCGTCATCCTGACGATTTCTTTATGTTTAAATAAGGTTTTATACGACAGAGCTTCCCTGTGGAGAGACGCCTTTCGTACCCTAGAAACCAGGCAGAAAGAGTATAAAGAAAGAATCGAATTATTGGAGGAGAGCAACCAGAAGCTCATTGCTCACCTGGGTGAGCTACCCCCAGTAGAGAACACACCCGAAACAGTAAAAGAAGTAGCCAATAAGATTGTAGAAGACAGGAACGCAGTGAGAGAAGAAGTACTCAATGCTTCCGATACCAAGAGGGCCGCATCCGAAGCTTATGGAAGAGACCCTGAGAAAACGCCTCTACCCAATAAGAGAAATTAGAACACCACCACCAAGAGAATTCTACTCACCGTTTTATCTAAGCTACCTCGATTAAATTTGATATTACGATACACTGGATACCCCTGCTTTTCGGTGGGGGTATCCAGTATTGATTTATTGTTATTTTCTATTACTTTCTATTGATTTATCAATTACTTTAAGGAGCCACTCGTGTCTTATATTGGCAGCGGCATGGTTATCTACTGCGATGGCGGTAACTTCAGGGAAAACCCTGGTCCCTATGGCTGTGGATTACACTGGTATACGTATTCGAATAAGCCTTATGCTAAGTTCCCAATCAATGGTTTATTCCCCACTACCTTAGGTTATTGGGAAGGTAAGAAACCTGAAACTGAAGGCATTAAGGAATTCCCTACTGTGAATTCAGTAGAAGAATTTAGAAACACCTTCATTCGTATTCAAGACGGTAAGAAGGTATTAAACGATAAACCTTACTTGGTCTTTATTGAGAAAATGAAGGAATACTCCCGTGGGTTCCCTACTCCAGGCAGTAACAATCTGGCTGAATTAGAAGCCATGAAGAAAGCCTTAGCCATTATCTTAGAAGAGAAAGTGGATTTCACTCTACTCTACTGCGATTCCCAATACGTATTAGGGGGGTTGAAGCAAGTGGATAAATGGGCTAGAGAGAACTGGATGAGCTCTACCGGTAAACCTTTATCCAATAAAGAGCAGTGGCTAGACATCCATTACCTACTCCAACAGATTAGAGAGCAGAAACTACACTTTGTCCCCCAATGGATTAAAGGCCATGGAGATGCGAAAGCAGACAAACGCACTCTGTCTAATATCGCTAATGTGTTTGCCGATAAGATGGCTACCATAGCCGCTAATCTGGCTAACAACCTCAAGTACCAGGTAGACCTCACCCAAACCCAAGGTATTCTAGAGAACGACATTACCTTAGAAGACTTAGCAAAAGAGAAAAAACCCCTAAAGCCACACCCCCTACTCTCCAATAAAAGGATGTATCTCTCTTATCAAGGACGAGAGGATAAGAACCTCTTCTTCCTAGGTAATCCTGGTAGTATTACTGCCCCTAAGAAACTCATCAACGGAGTAGAAAAGAAACTCCCCATTGACCTCTATACCGGAAAGATGATAGCTGATACCCAAATCGCTATCCTCTATCTAGAGGGAGGAGACCCGATTGTTAACATGATAGAAGAAGTACAAGACATCTGGTTAAAGCAGCACTATCAGCACAACAACTTAATTTACTGCTTACAGATGGACAATATTACCTCTTCTAAGGTATACAGTGCCTTACACAAATACGGTAAGTATTACCTCTGTCGCCCTAAAGGGGTACCCAATCTAGAGACCATAGACGGTAAAGGTTTAACCTATGTCAATGACCCTATCTACCTAGCCATGAGGAATATTGACCACCTCACTGAGCTCAACCACGTCTTGTCTCACTATGTTAATAAAGCTGAACACCTTAGGGAAATAGACTTAACCGAATACTTCTATACCACTAAGGAAATGGTAGTGGAGAAGGATATTCAAGGCAATGAGAAACAGAAAGTCTCTCTAGGTAAGTCTTTATTGAAAACCTTAGGTACGGATGTGATTTCCATTAAACCTAAGATTCAGTTCGACAATGGAATCGAAAAAGAGATTACCTTAAGCTTTGGTGTAGACCTTCCATTACGTAATCAGTTTAAACAGATTGAAGATGAAATGCCTTTAGTGAAACTCTTACTTTGGCATGAGTCAGGAGCAGTCTATCGTTATGCGGTTTTCATCGCTATGCACGAGAAGATAGATAGCAATACTGTGAGACTGAAGAATTACATGATTGTTCGAGGTACCTATTCGTCTCAATTCCTGGCTGAATAATAGCTCGTCTAGTCTCTATACTCGCTTTATTACATAGAGCTAATGCTAGTATTCAGTTTGTCTTCAACCCCCCTATTGCTAAGCCTGAGGAACTAAGATCATGGGTATTAAATCTTATTTTCTTCGCTTTAGCTACTGGTTAGCCGATAAAATCTTTCCTGAAAGAATGATTCGGATTCTGTTTCTCTCCTCGCTATACAGCAGGCTATTTAAAGTAGAGGTTTTGGAAGATGGTATTTTCCACAAAGTCAATGAGATTTTATCTGTCTGTGAAACCGATTCAGCCTTAGGCGTAGGCATGAAACTGAACCGAGTATTCTGGGATAATGTCGAATTGGGTGTGATTGAAACCCAATTGATTGATGGCAAAATCCAGATAGGTAAAGAGACTAAAGAGAAGATCATTCGTGAAATCATTGCTAAAACACCCCGCTGGTTGCGCTACAGTAAAGAAGAGATGCAAAAAGACGTGGGACGCTTAGTAGACAATCGAATGAGATTACAGTTGTCTGTTGCTTAAATAGCAGTATACTACTCTACCTACTACCCCTAAGTGAGGTAGTAGGTAGAGTGTACTATCTATTCTGTTTGCCATTTAATCGAAACGATTAGTCTATTCTGAATTAAGAAAACTGAATAGAGGTTCAATCAGTGAAAATCATCAAACTCATTCTTCGAGGATGCTATCGCTTAGAGCTCTCCTCGATTACTGAAATAGACATCGATTTTACTAAGATAGGTAATGTCTTATCCATTATCGGTACCAATGGTAGTGGTAAGTCTTCTTTATTACATTACCTCTCCCCTCTACCTGCCGATAAGGTAGACTTTACTAAAAACGGATACAAGGAAATCGTAATAGAGCACTTAGGTAGTACCTATAAACTCATTAACGACTTTAAGGAGAACAAACACTCCTTTATTGACTTAAACACCAATGAAGAACTCAATATCGGTGGTACAATTACTTACCAGACTCAGTTAGTGAAGGATTACTTTAACTACACTAAGGAAATCCATGCCTTATTAACCGATAAGGAATACCTCACTCGTCTCTCTCCACAAAAGAGAAAAGAGTGGTTTACCTTATTGTGCGATACGGACTATACCTACGCTTTCTCGGTATTCAATAAAGCCAAGGAAAGATTAAGGGATACCGTAGGGGCTTTAAAGAAAACCAAACAGCAATTAGTCTCTGTCTCCCAAGGTAATCTCGAGAGTGAAGACTTAATGACGATTAATAAGACCATTCGGGATAAAGAGGAAGAAATAGAATATTTAAACAATCTGGTTTCCTTCTCACCTGAGATGAATGATCCAGATTACTTAGAGGATTTAATCCGTAAACAAGGTAAGAATAACCAGGAATTAGTCAAGTGGTCTAAAGACCTCTACCAAACCAGTAAAGAAGTCTATAAGCAATATATTCGTCCTGAAGACTTACAAGACATTCTCAAGAACATCGAACACTATAAACACGAGAGCTATTCTCACTCGAATCGATACCGTACGGTTTTAGAGTCTTATACCGAAACAGAAAACAAGCTATTGGAGATTAACCAATTAAGGTCGACTAGTCTAGAAGACTTATTGAAATCCCAAACTGAATTACAAGCAGAAATTGAGGGATTTGAGATTGATAAGCACATTGATAGATTAGAGTATCCGGAATCGCTTCTAAAGCAGCTAAACGTTCAATACAACGAGATTAGCCGCTACATTGAGGAATCCCTTAAGATAGAGAGTGAAACGCTCTCCTATCGCCTCTTAAAGCAATACCAAGAGGAAATCGATACCCTGAATCACTCAGTAAACCAATCCAATGTTAAGATAGCTAAAGTCACTGAGAGAATCCATTCCATTAAAGAGAAGGAAAGACAAGCTAAAGTAGAATGTCCGAATTGTCACCATGAATTCCATTTAGGTTATTCTAAAGAAGCTTTAGAGAAACTCACTCTTTCTTTAACAGAAGAGAAAGAGAAACTCTCTACTTTAACCCAATCTCTAAAAGAGAAACAGTCTCTAGCCACTACTTTAAATCGAGATATTGAAGTATTGAAACAGCTCTTAACCCTACTCTCCTCTTTCAATGGTTTATTCTCTCCCCTAATCCAAGAGATTAAAGAGAGGAAACTCTACCAGAATGGTAGTTACCTCTACTCTTGTGTTGATCAAGTCAGACAGGGATTAAAGGATAAAGTGAAGAAGAATGAGCTATTGCTACAGCTAAAAGAGATTGAAGAGAAGATTAAGAACCTCAATGGAGTAGATGAGAAGTATCGACTCTCCTTAGAAGAGACTTTAGTGAAACTCGAAAAGGAGTCTATCGAACTGAAAGAGAAGCTGGCTCACTTTGAAAAGAGACAGAAAATCTTAGAGGATAAGCTACACTGTTATCAGGTTTACGATGATTATAAACGTCATGTAACGGATAAGGTAGCAGAGCAAGAGAAGATAAACTTTAAGATTATCGAGAAAGACCTCTACGATACCGTACATCGAATCGTAGTGAATCTTAGAGAAGAGATTGCCCTACTCTCTAAGAAACAGATTAGTCTAGCCGGTAAGCAGAAGCAGATTGAATTATTAGAGTCCACCGTAAAGTCTCTAGAAGAGGAGAGAGTAGTCTTTCAAGCCATTATCGAAGCGCTCAATCCTCAAGATGGTTTAATTGCTGAAGGCTTATTAGGTTATATTAGAATCTTCTTAGCTCGATTAAATGGCTTCATTGCCTCTATCTGGTCTTATCCTTTAATCGTACATCCGTCTAAGGTAGAGACAGGAGAGGAGCTCTCCTATCGATTCCCGATTACCGTAGGGCATTCTAATCACCTAAAACCTGATGTTTCACTAGGGAGTGATGGTATCCGTGAAATCATTAACCTAGCCTTCAAGTTCATGGTGATGAAGTCTCTAAAGCTCGATAACTATCCACTCTACCTAGATGAACCAGGCAGAACCTTCGATGCCAAACATCGAGAAAACGTGATTAAGTTAATTGAAAGGCTAGCAGAGGAATTCCCTGATAACCAAATCTTCTTAATCTCCCACTCCTTCATGGAGTATTCCGTACTCTCCGGTATCGTGTATTGTGTTATTAGCGAGGATAACATTGTGTTGCCTCCTTCTAACATTAATACAGGTATCACTATTACTCGTCAATGAAATGAGTGAAGAGCTGTTCCTATCGACAGATAGGGTTAGTGATGAACTAGTAAAGGAAACCAAACATGCAAGAATGGCAAAATAGATCCCAACAAGTAGGGGATCAAGTCCTCTTCGATAACCAAATGATGGCAGAATTCGCTGCTGTTCGTAAAGAACTCACCAGTGCACTCTCTAGAGTCGATAAACTCGAAGAGATGTTAAAGAGCACTACCTTACAATTGGTTGCTTACCGTACGGTAATCGAAACCTTACAAGAGGTACAGCAAGTACAGAACCAAGCAGTGGAAGAACCCGTATTAGAGCCTCATGTACACCCTAATGAAGAGACTACTGTAACAGGTTACTCTAACTACCCTTATCCTACTCACGTACCAACTGTAACCGTGATTGAAGAAGAACCAGAATTACCAGTAAGGGTAGAACTAGCAGTAGAAGAGAATAAGAAAGCTTATAACCTAGAGGAGGAAGTACAACAAAGTAAACCTACTCCTCATTCTACTGAAGGTGCAGATACCAAGTAATACTAATTAGATTAGACTACTCTCTACTCCATAGTGGAGTAGAGAGTAGCTTTATCATCATTTTAGTGTTTTATAGACTAGTCTACCCAGTCTTTATACAAAGAATAGCGATTCCTGGCTCGTAGAGAGCCGTATAGAGCGATTAAGCCTACTGGGTAAGCTACCCTACTATAGACACTCTAAACTCAATCTAAGAGCAAAATAGAGCATATAGCTATATTCTCACTAACCTTCCTCTCTATACTGCTATGAATTTTCCCCTATACCCTATACTCTTAAAGGAAATCAACACCATGCAGATGCTTAACAATCCAACAGTGGGTAGTAGAGGTCTCTGGAAGCTCAATAATCCCTTCCATAACCTACTCCCAGTCAATACCCCCTTAACCTGTACCGCTATCTCTAATTACGGACAATTAATCAACATGGGTACCGATGTGCTCTCTACCTATTACCGTAAGTACAGCTTACCAGATTCTCTCTTCCAAGAACACATGGATAAGGAAGGCAGAATTATCTTCCTAAAGACAGACTCCGGTACCGTCTATTCCTTCCCTCTCCACTACCTAGAATCCTACCCTATCGGTACAGGAGTAGCTTACGTGACCATGGGTATCGGTATTCGTTTAGGTGCCTTACCTAAAGATGAGAATATTGAAGCCTTAATTGAGCAATTCCAGGAATTAGCTAATCTACAATTAGGTGTCGATATTCAAGCAGAATCCATGGTACTATCCGATATTTACATTGTCGATAACGTAGACCATGAAAGAATCAAGAATGTCAGGAAAGAGAAGAAGAAGGAAAAGAAACCTACCTTAGAGCGATTACTAGAACTAACCAATACCGGAGAAGGGATTAAGACTAAACTGAGAATCGCTGAAGAGAAGGTGATTGAATACTACAATAAGATTCAAGAGCTAGAAGCTGAAATCAATAGGTTAAAACAAAGCCCTTAATGTAATACAGAATAGACTACACTACTCTCTACCCCTAAATGGAGTAGAGAGTAGTGGTCTGTATTCATTCACCTAACGGCTCATTCATCCTCTACTAACGTAGAGTAATCAGTAAAGAAAAAGAAGCAAAAAGAAAGGTATTACCCTTAGTAGTCTAGTCTATTGGTATTAGTATTGTTATTAGAATAGAGTAGATTAAGAGTAGAGTATTGTAGAGTGAGTAATATAAATAAATTAATACAGAATAGGTAACTGTTAGGACTATCTATCTATCTATCTTGACGCCTACGGCGTCAGAAACCCATAAACAGCCCTCCTTGCAAGAAGAAACCTTTATACTCTTAAGATTTCTAATTCACTCGTTCGTAGCGTTCAGTCGTTCGTATATTGACATATACTCCGCCTTCACTTCTCACTCCTTCATTGAAATCTAAATCCTATAAAGTCAAAGAAGAAGGTGTAGTTCCCTCTATTCTCCCAATTTGACTTTCATTAATATTGCACCTTCTTCAGGTTTTATATTTCTTACTAGATGAAAAGCTAGTATTAGAAGAGTAGAAATGAGACTGAATACTACTGGAGTACACTCAATGAGAGAATTTGATATTACTTACGATATTCCCGATACTCGTTTCTATTCCTACTACAAAATCACTAAGAACGGTATCGTGTACGATTGTAAGCTGAATAGAAACGTATTGCCTAAAGCAGATAGCAATGGTAGGCTATACGTAGCCTTAAGAGTGAATCGAGATACTAAGATGAAGAAGAAGGTTTACCTAGATGCTTTATTAGCATTTACCTTCTTGAATCCTGGTCGATACGGATTAGACTTTGTAGAAGTAGAATATCGAGATGGTAACCAAAACAACCTATCTCTAGCTAATCTACTCACTCGTTACATGTGCGATACCTATTACCTGGATTTACCGAATAGGGAGATAAAAGATGGATACATCGAATAAGGATTACGTTACCATACCCGATAAACGATTTAGCGATACCTACAAGATATCGAAAGAAGGAGAAGTCGTTATTGGAGGTAGGAACAAGTACAGAACCGTTAGAGGGGCAATTGATAGAAATGACGATGTGGTCATGAGACTACGTCCCTTTTACAATAGCAACATCCGTGAAAGGAAGATGAAACTCTATTTAGCCGTATTACTGGTCTTTACTTTTAAGAATCCAGATGGTTTAGAGCTAGAGCAAATTGGTGTAACCTTTAAGGATGGGAATAAGAGGAATATGGACTTGGATAACCTAGTCCTTTATAAGAACCCTTATTCTACTGTAGATAGCTATCTAGATGTTAAGAACTACCTACAGGAGCCAGCTAAGTGGAGACCCTCTATTGCTTTATAAGACAGCATAAACTCACTACTCTCTACTCCCACCTAGAGGAGTAGAGAGTAGTAGTGTCTATTAGTTAACCAAAGAAGTTACTTTCTCATTAACACTATCCAATGCTACATTCAGCATCTTAGTGTTATACACAGCAGCAGACAATGTCTCTACATTCTCAGCTACGGCTGCTACAGCATTAGCAATCTTCAGCATCAGTGGTTTAGAATAACCTTCTTTAGCTGCTTTCATCAAGTCTTTCACGTAAGTCATGGTGGTTTCAATGTTAGCAATCAGCTTCTTACGATTCACCTGATTAAGATTATTGTTACACTGACGAGCTACACCGATACATTCTACCAATTCATTACCATTACGGAAGACATCACCAAAAGCACGTGAAGGTACAATGTCATTGGCTACTCTGTGTAAAGACCACTCTTTAATCGCATTCTTTACTACCTTGTTCTCTTCTAGGTAATACTTATCATCGAAGAGAGTAGAATCCAGTAGTCCTTTTTCAGTAGAGATTACTCTACCAATATCACTACGCAGTTTCTCTACCTGACTCTGTAAACCACTAAACAAAGTAGAGAGTTTTAAAGAGACTTCAGTATAAGGCAAATAATGACCTTTCATGCCTACCGGTACTTCTACCTGGGTATCCAGTAAGTAAGCGTAGTTCTTACTCAGTTTACTCTTATCCAGTTTACGTACTAGATTCTCATCCAGCTTCAATACACCGTAGTCATTCTTTTCCAAGAAACCACTAATGGAAACACGCAAGGTATTATAGGTGTTTCTAAAGAGATTAGTTAGAGTAGTCGCCAAACCTTCATTAGAGATATCCATCTCTCTTAAAGCGGAAATATCGCTTCTCAGTGCCTCTACAGACAGGGCTACTGAGACATGCCAATCGTTTTTATCCATCACTTCAATTCCTTCTAAATATACTCTGATTTTTAATCGAAAACGAGACATCTAAATTCTATCGGTTCTTCCCAATATCTGAACAAAAAACCGATGCTTTTACATGCTATTTTACCCCATCTAATCATCATTAGACAGAACGGAGTTTTACATGTCTGAATTTTTTCAAATGCCAGCGAAACAGTCCCCATACCTACGGGTAAACTTAAACGTAGGGTGCTTGATGGACATCCCCACTGGCTCACCTGTAAAAGCCATTAATGGCCAATACCTCACCAATGGCGGGCATAATGGCTCCATTATCTTCGTGGGGCCAGGAAACTCATACAAATCCGCCCTAGCCGACTACGTCAATCAAGTCGCTGCCTTTCGAGCACACCACTTAAGTCCTGGACAGAAATACGATACTGAAAACAATACCTATATTCCTGGTCTAGAAGCCAGACTAAGAAGAATCGTTAAACCCAATGAACCTGATTGGTTCGAAGGAGAGAATCCTCGCTGGTTAGTAACAGAAGCATCGCTCTACAAAGGAGACGAGTGGTTTAAGATGGCTAAGGATTGGATGCTTTCTAAGAAGAAACAAGGTGCTTCTTTTAAAGTAGACACTCCGCTAATTAATAAAAATGGTAAAGCCATCAAGATTCTCTTACCTACATTTGTTAGCATTGACTCCATTTCCATGTTTATTGTAGAAGCCGTTCAAGAGCTTTACGATAAAACCGATTTAGGTGACGCCAAACAAAACATGGTGGCCATGAACTCTGGTCGTTTCAAGAAAAACATGATTGACCAGTTACCAGACTTGTTAGTAGGTACCAATACCTACTTTACCGGTACGGTGCACTATGGTCAAGCTTTCCAATTAGACCCCTACGCACCACAACACAAACCTTCTCAATATTCCGAAACCGGTAAGAAACTAAAAGGGGTACCTGAAAACATCATGTTCTTGTCCACTTGCATGTGGCTAATCAAGAACGTAAACAAACTACATTTTAAAACCGATAAGAACGTACAGAAGTACCCACTGAGAGACGCTGGTGAGGATAACAATCCCGATGACTTAAATATTGTTACCATGCAACAGTGGCGATGCAAGACTGGTCCTTCTGGTTACCATTTGGAAATCATCGTTTCCCAGAAGTACGGTATCTTAGAGAACCTGACCCATTTCCACTTCTTACGCCAACATGGCATGTACGGTTTAACCGGTGAAATAACTGGTACCGATAACTTTAAAGATGTAGCCTGTGTGCTCTTACCTGAAGTAAAACTTTCTCGTACCACTGTGCGTAGCCTCTTAGACGAAAATCATCGTCTGTCTCGTGCGATTAGTATTTGCGCTGACATGCTACAGATGTCCCAGTACTGGGCTGAACACCTAAGAGCGATTGATAAACGTCTATTAGAACTCACTCCCGCTACACTGTACGAGAAAGTAAAACAAAACGGTTATTCTTGGGACATGATTCTGGATACCCGTTACTGGTACTCTCTCGATGATACGGCACATGAACAACTAGAGCTCTCTACTCTGGACATCATGAGAATGGCTTTAGGTACTTATCACCCCTTCTGGTTAGAGAATGATAAGAAGACCATTAAGAAGAAGTATGCCAGACAAATGGTGAATGCTTCTGAAACGAATAGTCTTATTGAAGACAACACCGCACGAGCTAAACGAGAAAGTGCTAAATAGTCAATTTTAAGGAACAAATGCAATATGGATACTTTGGATCAAGTAGAGTACGTCGACATTGATAAAGCCAATGAAGAGTACGAAAAGATTACCGGTAAGAAGGAAATTGAAGGCATCGGTATTAAGGACGAATCTTTAGAAGCCTTCATTACTGACCCGAATCTCATCTTGAGGGATGTGAAAGAGCTTTGTGAAAAGCATGAAATCGACTTTGTCGGTATGTTTAACGAGATGGGTTTTAATAAGAATACCTTTAAGGCTCTCTTGGTAAACAAACCCATTACCGAGCAGATTTACGTCATCAATCGTGAACTGAATCTCTTGATTTACAAACTCGGTGTCGCTTCAGGTATTTCTACCCTGAATGCCCGTACCCTCTTGGGTGATGTATTGCCTTCTAAAGAGTGGTTGGAGTTACTGGATAAAACCATCTTCCCTTACATGAGTGAATATGGTAAAAACGGTAAACTGGATAAAGACTGGTTTGTGAAGAATGAGCAGGGCGATGAGATTGAGGAATTGGCTGAATCTCTACGAGACCTCGCCACTGTACAAGGTGAATTGGTGAAAGAAGCTGAAAAAGCCAATCAGGCGACTGTTGGTCTCTTCGATGAAGAAGATAATCTTTCTCTCACTCAAGGTGAAGAAACCGTTAGTGGTGAATTCACTACCGAGGAAGTCAATCAAGCCATTGAGGAGACTCAACAGGAAGGTGAGATTACCGTAGAGGAAGAGACTTCTGTAGAAGAACCTAAACTAATTTAATCGATAGATAGACACACAGTAGTCTGAATGACTACTGTGTGTTTTATTTCTATTTATATTAGCTTAAGAAGGACAAAGACAAATGAGCCAAATTGAAGCTAGAAAAAAGGCCACCGATTACGCAGTGAAATTGGTACAAGACATGCTTCCTAAATCGGATAACGGGGAGCGTACCCGTAAACGTTTAGAGGCATTAAGCGATAAAGAATTTGAAGAATTGATGATAAAATTCAAGAATGAAGAGGATTACCTACAAATCATTACTCCGGTAGGAGAAGATGATTACCGTTTGGATATCGATAATCTACAGAATGTAGCCGATAAATACAAAATCAACTTCTACCACAAAATCTGGATGTACTCGGATGATGGTTCACGTGAACTCTCCAATAAGAAGTCCATGGTACTGCACCTACCTGTCCGTATTCAACAACAGATGATTTCTAAGAAAATCTCTATTCCTAAAGACAATAGCCACATTGATTCCTTTACTTTACAGGCTACTGGTAGTGAATCTAAAGGTGGTCGTATTTCCTATCCTGAGGTGAATAACTTACTCTCCATGGGTTTGATTAAAACCGCTGAGGAAATGATGCACTTTAGGGGTGGTTCTGAGAACGGTAACCGTCTATTAGAGCAATCTATTGTTAAGATGGGGCAAGCATCGGCTAATGCATTGAAACCTTATACCGGTCAGGTGGGAGCCAATAAGATGCTACACTCTTACTTAACAGCGATGATGCTAAAATCTACCCTGTTATACTGATAAAGCTACGTATAACAGTAATCGATTTTAGCTTACTCGACTATGTCTCGTAGGCTGAAGTCTACATTATTGTATTAAGGGGATATTGAATGGAAACCAATTTAGCATTAGAAGACTTTGATTTCGGTGGTTTGAATAAAACCGATAAAGAGAAAGCCAATTACCTCAAGGCCAGTGAATACCTCACTAACCTAAAAGAAGAAGTAATGGAGTCTCCACTAAAACAAATGGAGTATCGTCTATACGAAGTCTTTGCTCAAGTACTCTCTAAGTGCAGTGATAAAGACTTAACCAAGGTATACAGTACCATTGATTCTCTTCGTTATCGGTATAATCTAATCGATTACCTCAATTACGATACTCTAAGTGAATTGAGTAAGAAACACTTAGGTCCTAGAGGTTTACCGGATTCTCTATTAGCTATCGTATTACACCAGGTATACTGCCTATACGCCGTGCATTACCCCAATGATATCAACAACCTCATGGGTAAATTGATAGACGAGCAAAGTAGTGCTGATACCAGTTATTACGAAAAGCTGGTAAGAGATAAAGACAATCGTTGGTTAAGAGTCCTTTTAGCCTTAATCTTTACCTTTAAGGAAAACTATCGCTATTGCATCAATAACTTCATTATCTACTACTCCGACTTAAAGGAGTAAGGGATGATAGCGAATGATAAAGAAAAAGCTAAGTCACATGGCATCTTAGTGGATATTGATTGCTTATTCGATACTCGCTTAGCGGTACTAGAATCCATGGATGATATCCTCACGGAAGAGATACTCTTAAACGGATACTTTACTCGTGAGCGAGATGATTTCGATGGGATAGACTTACATGAGTTTAGAAAACGCTATAAAGAGAGAAACCTCAATACCTTACAGCACTCTAAACCGACTACTCTTTTAGTGAATTTAAGAGATACCGTAGCTAGGTATATCTACAATTCCACTAGAGAAGGTAAGATTAACCGTACTGAGCTTATCTTAAACATCTATCCGTATCAGCTCAATAAGGAAGAGATTAACGACTTTGTACTCTGTTTAAAGTACTATACTGATAACATGGTACCAGTGAGGGTAATCAATTCCCCTTATACGGACATTACTCCTGGTTTTCTAGATGAGAATGTAGTGGGTTTCTTTACCTACGATTGGTACGATTGGTTATTGTGTCACTGGGTACCCTTATCTAAACACCGATTGGATTCAGTGGTGATGATGGTACCTAAGGTCTTTCCTCTCTCTAGAAAAGAAGCAGCTGACCAGATTAGACAGATTGAACAGGAGAGTAAAGACTTACTCTTACCTAATGATGGAATCGATGAGTTGTTAGAAGAGATGGGTAGTAAAGAAGTATTGATGGAAAAGCTATTCAGTCTACTGATAGGCTTTACCTTTATCGATACCAGAGAATTCTGTATCGTACTACCAGATGACTTTGTACTACCGATTCCTGAAAACAAATAAGACAAACTAGACTATACTACTCTCTACCCCTTAGTGGAGTAGAGAGTAGTGTCTATCTAACAAATCGTTAGTAATGGGTTTACAGTGAGCATTATGTTAGTAATGCGAGCTAATGGGTCTATTTTCACTCTAGATTGAGTTTTTAGTACGAAAGTACAGAATGAGCGTAATTCGCTCTATTTTGCGATTATACGCGATTTAATTCAAAATGGTACAAAGGTATTACCTTATAGTCTAATCGCTTTCTAAGAGCTTCTATGGCTCAGCAATTGCTATTTACTGCTAAATCTCTTAATGAGGTTCACCACTTTCACCCGCCGAGCAGGTGTGGTGATGATGCATCAGTGATATACCACCGGCTTTGTGGTCTTCAGTAGAAGTAATGCTACCAATCTGGTTAATATCACCAGTAATCGTAAAACCACTACCACCACTACCAGGACTACCCGTAATCCCACCAGTAATATTGTAGTTACCTAACTGAGAATGTACAGGGGTTTCGGTATTCCAACCAGCTGAATAGTTACCGGTCTTATTAGTGGATTTTTCACTAATGGTAGAATCCGCTACCGTACTCATGTTGTCGCAACCAATATTGATGTTACGCTTATTGATTTCGATAAAAGCACCGTCTGTCGTCTGTAAACGGATAATGTGGTTCTTAGAATCAATTCTAATCATGTTGTCAATATCATCTTTCAGGACAATGAATCCTTCTTTGGCATTGACATTGATGTCGTAAGCCCACTGTTCTCCATCTGACTTAGTCGTGTGGATAAGATTGACTTCTTTTCTTAGTGTAGAGACACCTTGAGTCCAAGTAGCATTAGGGTCTTTAGTGTGGTCTACACTTTCGTTCTTGGTATTAGAGTAACCATAGACGCGTTCTTCTAGCTTTTGGTAATTGTCCGTATTAGTCGTGGTAGACCAATAGAAGTAATCTGTATTGGCTTGACGCCACAGCATCACCTTAGCACCACGTCTGACATTAGGTGGGGTCATGAGGTTAGGGTCTTGACAATACCACTTAGCTTTAATCGCATTAGAGGTGCTGATTTTCACTGAGGAAGTACGACCAAAGGAATCCGTAATGGTTTGGCTAGTCTCCTCCATGGCATCAATCACTTCACCATCTCGCATGGGTAGAATAGATTGTGGATAAACCGTTAGGATATCGGTACCTAATTCTAAGTTAACAGCAGCAATCCCTAATGAATAAGGCGTTAAATTATTCAATGTAGTACTCATTCTTCGTACTCCATTTCATGTCTTCAAGATTCAGTGTAGTACTCATGGTTTACTCACTACTACCATTGAGCTGTTCGAGTACTTCAGCTTCACTAAGCTGCTCTGTACCGACGACTAACTCATCGTCGTTAATCTCACGAGAGGCACCGGGTAGTTCGATATCCATGTCTCTTCTAATTTCAGGGTTAACACTTGGTGTATTAATCGGACGACCAATGACTTCGCTAACAATAGCAGCCACCAGATCTTTAGAGGCGTTATTGGATTCCTCATCTACCGCTAAGCGAGCCTGAGCAATCACGACTTTATCATTATCAGCCATGGCTTTTAATGCGACATTAATCATGTCTTTATCTGCCAAGATATTGTCCTGGGCTAGAATACCTCGAGCAATCAATTGCCTTAACTTAGTATTCTCGTCCAGAATACCTTGTCTATCGTGTTTAGAAACACTACCGCTCACGGAGAATGCTTCGATTCCCAGTGGTGGTCTACTGCTTTTAACAGTAGCATGATCTTCGATAAACTGTTCCATCTTTAATGTTCCTTCTTAGCCTATATTCTAGAAGATTATAGGGCTATATTATTGAAGTGATAAGAGACGTGATTTTGAAAAGAATAGAATCATTTCAAAAACTCACGTATTCTAATGTATCTATTCAAAGAAATGTACGTAAATACGAGCGTTTCCAAATTGGAGTAATATTCAAATGCCGAATCTATTAAACAAAATCCAGTCTTTTCTCTCTAACAGTAAAGAGAAGATAAAAGAAACATTAAGAGACCATGAAAAGGAAATACGAGAAAAGCACTTAGCTGATATCGCTTTATTTAAAGAAAGTGATACCGGTATTACGACTGAAGAGATGGTCGATAGCTTACTGTGGTATTTTCAAAACCAGTTAGAAAGAATAGACTATCTGGGAGATGAAATCCCTAATACCTACTTCATGGAGTACGAAGAACAGGTATATGGATTAAAGTACAGAGAGAACACTTACCTCACGGTAGAAGAACAAACCAGACTGAATACCTATCTTAAGTCATTAGACCTAAGAGATGTTGCTCGGGTATTCATGGTGAGTGTTACTGACAACTATTATACCCTAAGGAAGTACCTTAGGTATAATGCAAGGGGTACCGATAAGGAGATTTTATCGAATTATCTGGTATCGGTTATCAACCTACTAAAGGAAGTAAAGCGCCGAGAGGCGTATGCCGTATTAACCCGTATAAGGTTTGCTATTCTGGTAGCCTTATCGGTTAATGAAGTGGTAGATGAATTGGTCATTTACCGTAACTAGTATATCCTCCACCTAATCAGTGGAGCCAATGTTGAATCTAAAACTAAAGGAATCTACGATGAGTATTAAAGAAAACTTACAATTGACTGGGTTTAGAAAGATCACTGAATCCAAGGATGGTGCTATGCAGGACATCCCTGCCACTTGGGGTGGGGTACTGGCAGCACTCTTGCGGAAGATTGTGAAAGACCGTTACGACGGTAAGGGTAAAGTAGACTGCCCTCAGTTCGAGGATGAAAAAATCACCTTCACCCAAATGGAGGAGATCATCGAGTCTACTCTACAGAAGTACAACAACAATACTCTTTCTCGTAATGACTTGAATGCCGAGCGTTCTCGTCTCTTGAAAGAGTTCTCTCGGGATTTTATCTCAGTGAAAGTACTGGGTGAGTTTCTGCACATTCTGGACTTGGAGTGGGTAGATATCTCTATCAGTATGCAGCGTAAATCCGGTACAGTGAAATCCTACACCTACCACATCGGTAACATGGGTGTCAGTGATAATGTTGTGCCTGACCTGACTCCTGAATACATCAAGAAGTCAGGAATCCATGATGAAGTACACAAAGCCCCTGAATCCAACCTGGCTAACTACCACGAGAAACGCAACAATTCTCGTCGTCCTCGCCGCCGTGATACAGAAGGAGCTGAGCAAGAGTAACAACAGGGGGCAACATGAATGATAATCTTCAGCGGTATCCGAAGATGAAGAAGGTGGATTTGAGTAATATCAACCCCAGTTTAGATGGGGTAGACCACACTCGAATTGACAAAGTAGCCAATACCCTACTCGGTAGAAACCTAACCATTGAATCACATCGCGTGTTTCATCACCCACAATACGGCTCATTCGTATCAGTATACACCGCTATCCAGTGGTACAAGCTGAAAGAGAAGAATGACAAGATTAGGGAGATGAATGGTAATGAGTTGAGGGATTACCTATCGGAATTGGCTAAAGGGGAAGAAGAGAGTATCTTCAATGAGAAATACGTATCCGATGCAATCATGGAAACCTTTCTCTATTACTCGATTCTCTCCTCACCACCTCTATTAGAACTCTTCTTGAAGAACGATAAGCCGTTTGTGGCTTATTACATTGACGAGAAAGGTAAGTTTAAGATGCGGGATAAACAAATGACTCGTGTACTGAACAAACTGAAACCTAAGTTAGTGGAATCCTCTCAATTAGAGAAATAAGCTACTCCTCTCTACTCTCCATTACGGGGAGTAGAGAGGGTATACCTATTCTTTACTTCTTTTTTAGATGGTAATGTTAGCTTTAAACTCAGAAGGCGCCACCAATGACTTTACTGGTTTGGTTTTATTACCCATGAATTCAGAGAAGTCTTTTCTCAGTTCAGTATCGTGATTAGTCGTCGTCTGTTTAAACACTGATGTCAGCAATACCAGTACCTCATTCTTATCATCGGTATAATTGTAATGCAGAATACCAGAAGTATCGGTATCCTTCAAGTAAGCTTTACTAGCCAGATTGATTGTAGCAATCTTCTTGAAGTCTTGAGAAGCATCCATAAAGGGTTTTAGATTGAATCCTTTACGGGAAGGATTGTTTCTATCTACCCAGAGGAATTCACCTCCTCTAAATGCCTTAATCACCTTCATGATTAAGGCATAGTTCTCCTGTGGAGTTCTTTGTCGATTGAATACAGTGTTGTTACTGTATTCTTTTAACATCTTACTAATCACATCACCACTCACCTTCTCCATTCTCAATGGATCAGAATGAGCAATCGCTGCTAGCATGGTTTCGTAATCGCCATTCTTAGCTAACTCTGGTAATAGAGTAGAAGCAATGTCTGTACCCATATTCCAGCTATTGTTTTCAGCTGAATTGGTTTTAGGATTCCATTCCTGTACTAACTTCTTCCACTCTTCTTTTAGAGCAATACCGGCTTTAGAGTACTCGGAGATAATCCCTGTTACTGCTGTTTGTATTGCTTGGATGTCTTTAATGACCGGTAGCTCTACCCCTAAGATACTCTTAGCTAATGCTTGAGCGCCATCTAACACATTAAGATTACCGCTCTTAATCTGTTTATAAGTATCAGCTGCTTTTACGCCCATCTGGGCAGCTGCTTGTATCTTATCGACAATACTGGGGTCCATTCCCATCTTCTGCATAGCAGACTTAGCACCAGGTGCTAAATTACCTACCGCATCTAGGATGTTACCACTCTTTACCCTTTCTCCAATCTCCCTAGCTTTAGAGATGTAGCCAGTAATCTTACTGAGCATACCGACACCACCTTTTAAGGAAGAGCTAATGTCCCCTAAACTCATGGTGGTACTGAACTTATAAAGCGAGTTAATGGTAGAAGAGAGTTCTGCTTCGTAAGCATCTTTAGTTTGTAGGTTCTTGTCCTCTACCGAGTTAAATACGGTTACTTTCTTGTCTTTCTCACTATTGGCACCTGCAATAGTGGCTGATTTCCCTTTTCCTTTAGCTTTCCCTAAAGCACCTTTAGCAGGGATAGGGGAACGTTTGTTCTTAGCCATGTAAACATACTCCTGTTTATTTCAAATAGCTGGATAATCTAATTTCACAAATAAACCTACCAGCTAGTGAGTTAAACGTTTTCTCTGACTATACTATTCTACTAACTATTTCTATCATTTCGGAGGTAGACCATGGCAGCAGATAGAAATTCTGCTAAATTTAACGATAAGAACTGGGTAAGAGACCTGTTCTTAGTCGGAAAAGAAGACTTAGACGGTATTCCGATTGAAATGCGTACTTGGTCTTCAGCTGACTTTAAATTCCAAGATACTGGACTAGGGGGTTCTTTAGTGATTAACCCTTTACCTCAACCTAACTACTTCAGTGACCCTTTAAATCCCAATAGCTTCATGGCAGGTAAAGGGATGGATGGCTTGGGTCCTTACTTTAGTGAAACCTACGATGATAACTATCGTGTGGTGTCATTTAGAGCAGGTACCATGGCATTTAACTCATTAACGGGTTTCTTGCTTGGTATGTACTCACCTGCCGGTGCTTCTCTGGCTAACAAGGGTAGGGGTGCCGATTACATGTTTATACGGGCAGCCTCTCAGGTACTAGCCGGTGCTGTTCGTTTAGTGGCTTTACCCTTCATTTTAGTAGGTTTGGTCGGTAAAGCAGTCAACTTCTTCATGAGAAAGCCTAGTGGACGTTACGCTTACCTAAAACCAGCCATGCCATTGTACTGGACAGCAGTACAGACGATTGTTAACCACTTCATGGTAAACTTAGGTTTACTCTACCCTTCTGTACCACTCGATGTCAATGGTAAACCAATTAGTGGTGAAGGTGTAGATTTACCAGAAAAGACCTCTGCGGCAGAGTACAATCACCTCACTTCTTTATTTCCTGATATTGCTGATGCGCTAGGGTTGCACCAAGGCGGTGTACAACTAGATGTATTTAAAATAGCCACTAGGGCTCAACGCTTGGCTCATGCTAGGCAAGAAGCTTTAATGAAAAGTACCAATATCAGTAAAGCCTCAATGAATTCTCTATTAAGCAGGATATACCAAGAGAGGTCTGGTGGTCGTTCTGGAATGAGTTTATCCGGCTATATCCAGAATTACCTGGCTGCTGCTCCTTATAAAATGCTGTCAGGTAAGGAGGAACAAGATAAAGGCGCTGCTGGAGCTAGTGGTGGCGGTGCTGCTAAAGCTGACTCAGCTGACTCACCTACCGAAGAAGAAATTAGTAATCCGTCTTTTAAAACATTACTGGAGTCTGAATTAAGAGACGGTGGTGCATTTATCTCCTTTAGGGTTGATGATACGGGTTCAGTATCCGAATCCTTCTCTAATAACTTTAAACCTTCTTCTCTAGCTGAAAAGATTAACTCAGCTGCCGCCTCCTCTCGCTCTACTATGTTTAACATAGCGGGTGGTAATATAGGCGAGGGTGTTGTTGCCAATGTAGTAGAATCCGTGGTAGGTGGAGTAAAGAATTTATTCGAGAATGCGGTTTCGGCCATTGGTTTAGAGGGTCTTCTGATTATGGGTGGTGGTGGTACACTGGATATGCCGAAATACTGGGAATCCAGTGAGGCACAACAACCTAAACCAGGATACTCCTTCACCTTAACTTCACGCTATGCCAATAGAAGAAGTGCATTGAATGATATTTTCATTCCTCTTGCCTGTATCATGGCATTAGCCTTACCACTATCTACTGGTAAACACTCCCACTCCAACCCATTCTACTTAGAGTTTTACGATAAAGGCAGAATGCAGACTCGATTAGGTGCTATTGATTCACTCTCCATTAGTCGTGGTGACGGTACCATGGGATTTACTCCAGATGGCCACGTGATGTCTATTACGGTAAACTTCAGTATCGTACCCATGGAAGAGACCATTGCCATGCCTATATCAGAAACCTTCAATGTAGAGAATAGCATGTTTAGGATACTTGGTGGTTCTTTAGTAGGTGGTGTAGTGGGTGCTGGTGGCAGTGCTTTGATGGATATTGCTTTAGGTCTAGCTAATGACCTATTCGATGACGATACACCGTTTATGGATTACCTAGCGGTACTGAGTGGTTTAGGTTTAAATGAGCAGATTTACCTCTCTGACAAACTGAAACGTAGACTACGTACCAGTGTGGCTAATACCCAAAGTAGCTTTAGTGTGGCTAGAATGGCTTCGTTTACTGCTGATACCATGCCGGGACAAATCTTTGCTGCATTCGCTAACAAGAGAACCGAAAGGTAATCTTGGAGTGAGCAATAATAGAATACTACTCTCCTTACCCCGTGAGGGTAAGGAGAGTAGATTATTCTTTATTTATTTTTAAAATAAATATCAGCTACCTGTTTACTACCTTCAATTAGAATGGTATTAGACATACCTACTAGGAAGGGAGAGTTAACAATACGGTTGTAGATAGACTTGGTACTGAATATCATGTCTACCGGTTCACCTGGAGTATTGTCTTCTCGGTTGATTCTAGGTACCTTATCTTCACTGAATACCTTAGCGATAGTATTCTTGAGCTGTGTGGCAATGACGGTCTTATCACCGATTGAGATGTTGTGCTCAGTCGTAATGGTAAACCGAATCACTGCTGTATCAATCAGTAATGGTTTACCCTCTACCCTAAAGTCATCAGTCACTTCACCTGTCATGCCTTTATTACCTAAAGCCTTCTCCTTGTTATAGAGAATGTTATCGGTAATATTGGCAATCTTTCTCAGTGTTTCCGACATATCCTCTTTGTCTCCGTTATAGAAGACTTCGATTCTATCGATTACACCTCGATACGCTGATTTGGGTGAAGAGTTAGATAAGTTCTTCAATAAGTCAATAGACTCCTCATCGAACATTCCTGTATCTGCAGTAATAGAATCCTCGATAATACACAAAGCATCACCGATGTTTACTTCAGTACCAGGCTTCAGTATCTTGTGGACGTTTTGGTTAAATGACACCGCTACGTCTTTAAATGCTGAAGAAACCACTTTGGTTTGGTTAGAGAAGGATTGACTAATGGCAGTAGAATCTTCGAAGGTATCTGCATTCTCCATCAGTGCTATTTTAGCTAGAGCACCATAACGCAGTGCTAAGCTATTCGGATTCATGGGGTCTTTAGTGAAATACCCAGAATGGTAAGCAATGATGTCACCTGCTTTTACCTTACTGCCTTCTTTTAGATTGGTTACGATGTCATGTGGGGTAGCAAATCCACCTGAAGTACCAAATCTTCTACCTAGTTCTACTTGCTTAGTCGTACCGTCTTTGTATTTTACGGTAATCGCAAACTTGTTGATTTCGGTTACTATACCGTCTTGTTCTGCAGTAGCGCAATAACGGTCTGAACTTCTTTCAACGAGTTTACTATCGTAACCAGTACGAGTCGGTAATACTTTGTAATTCTCCGCTGAGAAGGTTTGTGCCCACTGTACTGCGGCTAGAAGGCTTCTCTTGGCGTCATCGGTATCACTAGCAGGAGAAATCAACATCGCGGTAGACAAGACATTGTCAGGTTTAATGTCTTTAATCAATTCATCAGTCGTACTGTTTTCAGTCATGCCGTAAAGATTCTTAAACTTAGGATTACCACTAAGATAAGTCGTTACACCGGCATCCGAAGAGTCTTTAGAGGCTTCTGATATCACCCCTATACTCGTTGGGTGGTGAGCACGGGTGCGTTTCACCATGGCTTTCTTACTACGACCACCATTACCCACAAAAGTCACTTCTTCCGTAGACCTCAAGTCTTGAATAGGATTCAAGTCCTCCTTCATTCGTTTAGAAGTATCTTTCAGAATCGATAACCATACTGCTTCAGGATTCAATTCGATGGGGTAATTGGCTTTAATACCATGTCTATTGTGCTCACGCATGGCTCTAACCAGTTGAGTATAAATCTCACCTGTCATTCTCTCGTAACCCACAATACGTTGTTCGGTAATATCCGTCTCGTCTTTGTGGTAACGATTCTTCAGCATCTCTACAGCTCTAAACAACAAACCACCAAAATCAGTGGGTTCCCCCATTTCAATCAAGATACGTTCACTAATCGGATCAACAAACATGTTGTAGTACAGGTCAATCTCTTTCAAGTAACGTCCTGGAATCTTAATGGATTCTAAGAGATTAAAATAGGTATCTTTGTTGTTTAAGGAATAGATAGAGACATTGTTAGTCTCCTCTATCTTCAGTAGACTACCTAAGATTAAAGAGGTTTCCTTATCTTCACGAGAGAGGATTAAATAGAAATCATTAAACGCAATAGCGTATTCATGGCTCTCTAGTTTAGGTCTGGTATTGATAGGCTGAGTACGATAGTGTTTAGGTTTCAGGTGAGTTAAGAGTTTAGTTAAACCAAACTTATAACCTAATACAATAGCAATCGGTACGGCTTTACCCATGATGTCTACCGTAATAGACTCTACAGGAGCTTTTACGATATTAAGACCACAAATGTCTTCAATTGTACCTAACGGTACTAGACTACCTGAATCTAAGTAATAGAATTTATCGTCTTGGTCTACACCTAAAGGATAATCCTTTTTATAGACACCACAGAAGAACAAGTGTTTGCCTTCTATCTTACGTACTGCTTCCTCACCAAAACGCTCTTTAGCCTTATGGTAATCTAGGTAAATAAAGCATTCTTTAGTGGTGATGGCACGAAAATGCATGGAGAGTAAACTGAATACATTCGGTGCTTTTAGTAGGTTATCGAACACATTACCAGAACGGGTTTCTAATACGGTTTTGTTTTCACTGAGATTGGCTTTACGAATCTCCTGGATTAACCACTTCTCGTAGTTAGCAATTCGATAAGAATCACGTCTTACGAAGGTTTTACCAAAGTAAGAAGTCAGTGAAACGGTATCTGCGTCAATCTTCCTGATTGGAAGCAATCAGGCTTTTGGACTATATCTTACAGTAGACTTACCCTTAAACGAACTAGGGTGTGTGTCTAACTGCCTCCCCGTTTCGAGTATACTGTCATCGACGCAAAACGACAGTAACCCTACTCTACTCACTTCCTCTACTAACGTAGAGTGTTTTCGATAGTCTCTGGCCACACTACTTTAATACTAAAGTAGCTTCGGTGCGGATTGTCTCTATACAGTAACGTTTTTACTATTCTTTACACTTCCATTACTGGGTAAAGTTTCCATGTCTATTGCTAGCATGGAGTAGTAGTTACTGTTTTAAAACGAGAAGTCCCCGCAATTAGAGGAGTTACGAGACCTTCCAAGCAATACAAAATTTCTTTAATTTATATTTATCAGCTAAGTATTTTTCAAGGTACTTCCATTCTAAGTCTCCAGGTACGTAAAACTTAGATGCCAGTTCCTTCCAGTTTCTAAAACGGAATAAGGTGTTGTTTTCATCTAGGTAATAGAATCTGGTTCTTTTGGTGATTTCCCTAATCAGCTTCTGTTCTAAACGGCCTTCTTTTAAGTCAAGGTAGTTTAAAGTGATAAGGGACGATCCTTTATTGTAAACCAAATTTCGTTTCCTTAAGTCTCTAGCTTTTCTATCACGGAATGCTTTCTCACCACCAAATGTACCAAGTATTGGTTTGTAATGGATTTCGCCATGGAATTCAATAAAGAGATTTAAGTCAGGTAGATAGAAGTCGAATCTATAACGATACCCTTTAATCCTATACTCTTGGATATAGTTAATGCCGTGTTTCTCCAGGAGATAACGAACATTCAGTTCACCAAAAGACTCTTTACAATCCGGACAACCTTGTTTATTAACTAGATGTCGGTTAGGTTTAACCTTGAACACCCCGTGCTCGGGGCAGATTACTTCTACTTCTTTCTTGTTACCAATGTACACAACCCTAGAATAATCGTATTTGTTACAATGTACTTTCTTAGCTTGTTCCACGAAATCATGGTTGTAGTTATCTATAATGTAACATTTGGGACAGCCGCAACCCTTTTCTCTTTTCCCGTAAGAGGTGTGGCTGCTGGCTCTTTGCCAGAACGGACCATGTATTGGACAGATAATCTTTATTTTATCGTCACTCCCAGTGTACGTAGATTCACTATAGTCGTATTTATCTCCGTGTATAGACTTGGCTTTCTCAATAAACCAATCGGTGTCTTTAGTTAGGCTCTCGAAAGCACATTGTCTACATGGGTGTTTTCCTGTTGGGTCTATTAAACCCCACGCACTGTTTCTGAATAACAAGCCATGTTTATAGCAATGGTATTCTACAGGATGGAGTATCCCTTTAAAAGTAGAATCTACAATAGTGTATTTGTCGCCATGTTTCTCTTTTAGTTTTCGTTTAAAGAGAGACAGTCTAGTCGACAAAGACTTTTCTTTAATTGCCGTAGCTGCACAATATTTACAACCATACACTGCTTTTCCTCTAAGGAACTCATGTGGGTGTGTCTTTATATCACCGTGAAGTTTACATGTAACGATAATTGGTTCTTTAGCACTAATGTATTCTGTCTTTTCGAAACTAAACTTATTTCCGTATTTTAACTTAGCTTTTTCGATAAATTCTTCTGTATTGCTTTTACCTGGCATTGTCAGCTCCTGTATTTATTAATCAAAACAGGAGGCAAATGCAGTTTTTTTAATCTCGGCGCTGTCCACTTAAACTGTACGTAGATCCAGAGACACTGAAAGTACCGTCTTCGTTAATCTTAGGTAGTTTCACCCTAACGGTAGAAGCTTCACCTACAATCGGTTTAATCTTCATGGAGTAAGCTTCGTAGCTACCTGAGATGTCTTCTACGGTAGACTTAGAGATATTGGAAACAATAACGCCATTACTCTGTACAGAAGCCAGCATCGCTACAGCATCACGAGGCATGATTTCTTTCACGTACTTACCGGTCATGACGTTAATCGTAGAGGCTTTCTGTTTATCCTCCTCCGTAATAGTAATGTCTTCTGGTTTAATATCAATAAGCTCAGCTACAGTTTTCGTATCGTCTTTAGAGAGCTTGAGTTCTTTGTACTTGTTTAAAGACTTCTTGAGGTTCTCGTACTTAGATACGGTCATGTTCTCGTCTTTAGCCACTTCATTGAGTACAGCACGACACTTCTCACTGGGAGACTTCACTTCTTTAGGTCTCTCTATTAAGTTGTACTGCTCTTCAATGGGAATGTCTTTAATACCCAATACGTCTACGGTATCGAACTTAGTATCGGTAATGTCTTCAAATTCCGGTTCTTGTTCAATAAGACCATTGGCTTTCTCAGTCAATACCTTACTAACCTGATTAGCTCGATTCGCTGCTACGAGTTTAGTCTCTTCAATGACTTCATCGTCTTCGTCAATCACTGAACCCACGATATCCGCATCGAAATCAATGTCAATATCGTCTATCTTCAGTAGTTCTTCTACATCTTCATCACTCGGGATATCCGCTTCCAGAGTGTCTTCAGGTTCTGAAATACTACCTTCAGTCTCTTGACTATCTGCGGTAGTCTCTTCAGAAAGCTCATCGTCTTCTGGGTATCCACTACTCAGCTCCTCTTCTTTAATGTCTTCTATCGATTCACCGTCTTCTATTACTACGTCAGCTGATTCACCCGCTAGCTTCATTTGTTCTTCTTCTGTTAATTCTACTAAAGAAGAATCACGGTTAGCCATTTGTAGGTTAATCAAGAGACGAATAAAGAGTTTACCCATCAGTAGTGGGTTAACATTACCCTTAGGGTTCTCTTCCGATTGTCTCCAGCTATTCAATGTACCTAGATTGAATAAGGTAAAGACATTGTTGTAGACGATAACAATATTGATTTTATCTAAGAGCTTCTGCGGAATGTTCTTAAAGATAGAAGCTTCTCTTCTTAAACCAATCCACTTCCACAATTCGAAGATAACAATCTTATCGACTGTATTGAAGGTTTTGTAGTGTTCTAAGGTAAAAGCAGAGGAGGAAGCCCTCTTCATTACTGAAATCGGTGTAATGTTCTTAGGTACGTTTAAGAACAGAAACTGATTGTGGTAATCCCCTTTGCTATTGTAGACATCTACCATCCCTTTAATCACGGTGTTTAGGATGTTCATGCTACGGTAGTATTCGATACGATTGGTATTACCCAGATGCTTGTATCGCTTATCGACTAAGGAATAGTTCATGACCAGAGGGATAATCGGTTGTGGAGTATAACCTTTATCTAAGTCCATTACCATTCTAAACTTACGGTTAGCACGAATGTATTTACGTACTTCAGTGAGTTGGTTATAGCTTCTTCTAGCCATGGTGCCTAAGTGAGAAGCAATGTCCATGTAAGAGTACATGGGGATTCTGGCTTTTACAGGTTTAAATAAGGGATTAGACGCATTAGGGCCGACATCACTACTCACGGAAGGAATGTAGTGATAACAGGTCTGTTTAGGTAGGACCAGTTGGTCTAACTTAAATATTCTAGGTGTGGTGAGTTTGGATGGAAAGCGATTACCAAACTTTAAGTTAAATGCATTATAAGTAATCATTTACACCTCGTTTGTGGTAAAACAGAAAAATAAAAAGTATACTCCTACTACCCACTAAGAGGTAGTAGGAGTAGTGGTCAAATCATTCGGGATATTAAATCTATATTCAGGTCTCTTAAGAAGGAGCTTCTTCGAATGTACAGAGATTATAGCAAACGAAAGAAATGGTATCGTATTCTACAGGGTAGCGTAGATTACCATCAGGACCTACATAAGCCCTTTTCTCTCTATTATACTTCTCTACTTCAACTAGAGACTCTTCAGTGAAAATAACAATGTTACTCGTTGTATCCCCGTCGTGCGTTATCGTCATGAAAATAATGACGGTATCTAGTTCAAATAGAACTAGTGTTGTATTTCTACAACATCTGGACTATATCTTCATCTCCAGCATTACCTGGTAAGACTCCTAATGGAGGAAGCATAGAGGTCTGTTAGACCACTGCTTCTGCCCCCCGTTTCGCAGTGAAACAATATCACCACTACGTCTTTCGACTAGTCTCTGGCCACACCTCCTCAATAAGGAGGCTTCGGTGCTGATTGCCTAATCCTTAATAGTTTCACTATACTTAGTCTATTACTAGCTAAGGGAGTCATTAAGGCTCTAAAGGGTTCCCAGCAATTAGAGGGGTATTTTACATTGGTATTCCTACCAAAGGCTGACCACGATGTTTTTATAATGTCTGGGTTAGTAATGGTTAGGTTAATCAGCGCCTAATCCAGACATTGCCGCTAAGGGAGGACTACTACTGTTTACTGTAGTCACTCCGTATAGAGGAAACTGGTAGAATGGTTCTACTAGCTCATCCTTCTGCCAATTATCGTCTAATTGGTATCTCACTTCACTACGTTCTGTGGTTTTCAGTTTACAGTAAGCAATCACGTTAGACTCAATACCGGTAATCGGATAACGAGTCGTAATGCAAGGCTTCTTATCAATCAAGTGGCAGGTACAGATGTAGAGCAATTCCGTAAAGGTAATCGGATACACATCTTCCCTATCTCTATCTGCAGGTAATTCCTCAATCGAATTGATGATTTTAAAGCTACCATCCTTGCCCTTATAGATTAAGGCTAAGTACTTACCATCTACTTCCATGTAGCGATGCCGTACCTCCTCTGGGCGGTATTTTTGGATCAATTTCTTAATCCCTTCATCCGATTGGAATAAATCAAACCACTCTTGGTTTAAGTAAACCTCTTCTCTTTTTAAGGTTTTCTTATTAGCCAGTACGACTGGCTCTAATGGATTTAAGAACTTCTCTTTCAAGAAAGATTCCTTAATACCTCGAATAGAGAAAGGTAAACAAGAAACCAATTGCTGGAATAGACCTACTACAGTGTCTTTATACCCTACATTAGTCGGTGCTTCAGTGAAACGACCAGAAGGAGTAGGTGCCGTAATCACATTACGGGTAGCATTGAATACCGTACGGGAAGCCCATTTGTTCTGGACGAGCTTCTTCTTCCCATGCCCAGTAATCTCCCCTAAGTACAAGTATAACTTCAATAGGGTTTTCTGGATAGCATAACGCGTAGAATCGATTAAAGAGAGATTACGCTTATGGCTATTGCTAGAAAGTGAAGTCGTGTAATTGAGGATTTCACGATAGATTTGGTTCACTTCATCGTGAGTAATCTGCCCGTCTTTGAACTCAACATCTCGATAAGCAGCCTGTAGTACGACTATCTTATCGATTTTGTAAGTCTCTTTGTTCTTTTCTAATAGCTTAATCAATTCCCGTCTTTTTGGTGAACCAGTATCTGGCATCTTCATTTCGTCTACATGAGACATGAAGAATTCAAAACCAGTTTGCCCATCAATCGCATTGCTTCTGTCGAAGAACTTAGTTTCTGGATTGAAGATGGCAAAGGTTTCACCTGACATGATTTCCTCTAAGAGTTTAGAGGCTGTTATTAGTTCTTTATAAACCACTGGATGTAAAACCGTGACATTGAGGTTAATCCAGCCTTGTTTATTCAATCGCTCCGGTGTACCAATAGCACCGAAGAGCTCATTGCTCCACAAGCCTTCCGGATGTAGGTTATAATTAGACCCATCGAACATCTGGGTGGAGGTGACTTCACCGAGTTGCTTGTAGAGCGCTTCTTGATTAAGATTCAGTAATGATAAGTTAAAAGCTTTCCTCTTCAATACAGGAGGAAACTTTGTTGATTCAGCCATTCATTATCCTTTACAATGAGTCTCGATAGAGACGAGTTATCCTTTCACTCGTTAGTACGAGTATCCAGACCAAAAGTATGAAAAAGTGTCCCTATTATCTATTATAAGATAATAGAAGACGATGATTAATTGCAGTTTATCTAACAGAGGTTACCTGAAATGTTTGGTAAAAGAAGTAGATTCGAAAAAGCAGTCGCTCAGGAAGCCCAGGCCGATTTTGATTTTGAAATCGACCTAGGTGATTTTGGTGACGGTTTATCGGACGAAAACTCTGGTAATGGCAAACAAAGAAAACCTATTCTTAAAGCCACTCGTGACTTTGGTCGTGGGGTAAAAAGCAGTGCTTTCAGTAAGTCTGCTGTAGAGCAGTTTCTTAAGAAAGCTTTACCCAAGGAATACGGCAATCTAGCTGATAACATCGTGGCCGGTAAAAACGATTTAGTATCCGGTATAAGCGATGCCTCCTCTGGCTTAAATAAAGTCACCAGAGAAGCAAGAGAATTGGCTAGAAGAGCCGGTGTCACGGCAGAAGAAAGAGGTTTGTCTAAACTCTCCGAACTACTGAAAAAAGTAGCTGGAGAAGCCGAGGCCGGTAATCAGAGTATTAACCGAGAAGATGCCCGTGAAAACGAGATTACCGCTACCTTAGGTAGTCTCTTTTCAGCACAAGAAAGAATCAATCAGAAACGTGAATCGATTAAGGCTAAAAAGGAAGAAGTCAAGGAAGCCATCGAGTCTGTTCGGTTCGATTCCCAGATTAAAGCTTTAGGTAGTATTGACAAGACATTAAGACAATCCTTAATGTTTAGTAATCGTACTACTTTCAATTACTATCGTAAATCCATCGAATTACAATTAAGACAATACCATGTCTTAAGCGATATTTACGTCAATCAAGAGAAATCCAATAAGGAATTGCTCACTGCTATTAACGACATTAAACTCAATACGGGTTTACCTGACTTCGTTAAAATGCGTTCAGCTGAAGCTTTAAAACAAATGGCTAGACAGAAAGCCATGAATAAAGGCTTCGAATCCTTATTCGGACAATCTAGCTTTCTCTCTAATCTAGCTAAAATCACCAGTAATACCGTAAAACAAAGAGTCGGTAGCGCAGAGGAGTTCTTAAGCGAGCTCATCAGCACCGGTGAAATGGGTCTTAATAACCTAGGGGATCTAGGGGGTAGCTCTGGTTTTGGTCCTTCTGCAGCAGAATCTGCAGGGAGTTTAGGTGCCACTACCTTAATGGGTTTCCTAGGTGGTTTACTCAGTAGTAGAATGGGTAAAACCAAATTGGGTAGAAAAGTAGGCAAAGGGGCTTCTAGAGTCGCTCGCTTTAACGATAACATGGGTAGTATCCTAGAGCAAGGCTTTAAGTCTGGTCGTTATCGTAACAATACCCAGGCTGGTTTACAGAAGATGCTGGCTAGACTCACTGGCAGAGACGCTGATGAATTTGCTGGTATCGGTGATGGTGCACTCGATAGGGTATTCGACTTTATCACTCCATTTATCGCAGCCGCCAATAACGATAAAAACAAAATCACTATTAACGATGTAGGTGGTTATCGTAACTTTGCTTCTCCCCAGGGTTTATCCACCCTAGCCCAGAGAGCACAGGCTGTGGTGGTACCTGGATACTTAGCCCGTATTCTACAACAGATTACATGGCTACGTACTGGTAAAGAAACCAAGCTACTGGAATACAACTACAATTCCGGTAAGTTCATGCCATCGGATAAGAACAAAAGAGAAATCATCAACCAGGTGATTGGTAGTAGTGTTAACGCTTTAAAGAATACCTCTACTTCCATTATGGAAGACATTGGTCTCTCCTCTAGAAACTCACTAGGTGAAAGGTCATTCGCAGGAGGGATTACCGATAAAGATGTTACTACCTTTACCCGTATTCTCTTAACTGCTTCGTTTAATGGCGAATACATTACTCCTGCTTGGTTAACCAATCCGAGTAACTTTGCTCCTCTAGGTGAGAAAGCTACGCTCTTTACCAATGCCTTTAAAGGTAAACCAGCTAAAGAGCTAAATAAGATCATTAACCAAATCACTGGCATGAAAGCCAATGTGGTTATTGATAAAGACACCGTAGAAGGTGTCATGGCTGCTGGTCAAGGACAACACCTGCTAGGCAGTATCTTGTCTCAGGATAAGGATGGTTACTCTGTTAGCCATTCTGGTATTGCTGATAGATTAGGTAGATTTAGTTCTGGTGGGTTTACTGGTCACTCTGCTCGTCCTGGTGATAGAAATGAAGTCGCTGGTACCGTACACAAGAACGAAGTGGTATTTAGTCAGGAAGACGTGAAACGCTGGGGTGGATACCGAGTAGTAGAAGCGCTAAGACGTTCTTCTTTAAGTGGTATTGACAAAATTAAAGAAGCCTACGGTAAGGGTAAAAAGAAACTAACAGAAAACGAAAAGCTAATAGAACAGATGCAGCTGTTAAACGACTCTCTGTCTACTCGCTTAGACACTTTAGGTTCTCTGGCTTATCGTCAGGTAGCCGAGATGTCGGCTTTAGCTGAGAAGAATCCTCATGCTAAACGTTTCTTAGTGCGTTCTAGACGATACTTCTCTACCTTAGCTCGTAAGACTAGAGGTTACAATAAAGAGAAATTCAAGGATGACTTAGAGAAACTGAAAGTTATCTCCATTGAGAATGCTAAGAACCTACAGCAAGAAGCCATGAATCCTGAAAACTACCGTAAGGTAGCAGGAGACATTAAAGGCATCTACGAAGAAAACAAAGGTTTGTCTTTCGAAGAGATTAAAGACAAATACCAAGGCAAATTCCAAGGTAAGATAGACACGGCTAAGAAGAACTACAATTACCTGAAAGGTTTAATCAATAAGGGTAAGAATAAGCTCTTTACTCGTGTCAGTGACTTATACCACGAGTCCTCCTTATCCGAACCCATCTTGAAAGCTAAGGATGTGGTAGCCGGTAAGTTTAGAGACGAGTCTGGTAAAGTCATTACTGCCTTGAATGAGGTAACAGGTAACATCTACGATGCTGCTGGTAACCTAGTGGTCTCTTACGAAGAGTTTAAAGAATCCTTTACTAAGGGTGTAGATGGTACTTGGAAGAAAGTAAAAGAGATGTCTTGGTTTAATAATAAACACGTAGAGCGAGCCAAGTGGTTAGCTCTAGGTTTAGGTACCATGACATTTGGTGCGATTATACCGATGGCTTACATCGCTAAGCGACTCTATTCTACCGTAGGTAAAGACATTTCTAATAAGTACAAAGGCCGTCTACGTGACGTTTACGTACGTGGAGATGACAAACCTGCCCTCATTGCCCGTAAACTAAGATTAGGTCACTATGCTTGGGTAGATGAATCTGGTGGTAAACCTGAGGCCAAAGTCATTAAGTCCTTAAATGACATTAAAGGTCCGGTTATCGACATGATTACCCAGGAATACGTGATTACTAAAGACGATTTACAGCGTGGTCTAGTAGATTCTAAAGGCAGACCCATCGACATGGGTTTAGGTCGTCGTTTACTCAATATTCCTTTAACTTACACTAAGTGGGCTACCCGCACTATTGGTGGGGTACTCGGTAAAATGGGTAGAGGTATCGGAGCGATTACTAAAGTCGGTTTCGGTATGGCTACTGGTTTACTGGGTGGTATTGTAAAAGGTGCTGCTGGAGCACTGGGTATCGGTGGACGTGCCCGTACGGTATTCGATAGAATCCAGAGCAAGATACGTGGTCCTGAAGACATGCAATACGCTAATCTAGCGATTGGCGATGAAGGTAACCGTATCTTAATGCAAATCAATGCTCAGTTAGCTAATGGTGCTTTCGGTAACAATAAGAAAGTACTGGGTGATACGGATGGGGATGGAGATAGAGAAAACTCTATTGCTGATATTAAACAGAAAGCTGCAGAGGCTGCTAAAGATAAGCTCGGTGAAGCTCGTGAAAATGCCCGCTTCTCTAAACTGGCTAACATGATTGGTAAAACAGTCAATGGTATAGGTTTAGATAAAGACGGCAGAGAAGCCAAAGGAGGGGGTGGACTCATGTCCATGATCTCCGGTATAGCCGGACAGTTTATCGGTGGTTTGATTGGTAAACTGGGTAGAGGTATATTAGGTTTACTGGGTAAAATACCTGGTGTAGGTAAGCTCTTAGGCGGATTAGGCATGGGAGGTGCAGCTGCAGGCGCTGCTAAAGGCGCAGGATTGCTCTCTCGTGGCTTAGGATTCGCTGGTAAAGGGTTAGGCCTAGCCGGTGCTGCTTATGGCGCTTATAGCGCTTACCAGAACCTAAAAGAGGGTAATTACGGTGCTGCTGCTCTAGATGGTGGTTTAGCCTTAGCAGGCGTAGCCATGACTCCTGGTCTAGGTGGTGCCTTAATGACTGGTGCTTCTTTCCTAGCCACTAACCCAATCGGCTGGGCTATTCTGGGTACTGCAGCAGTAGGTTACGGTGCGTATAAAGCTTGGAATTACTTTAAAAATAACAAGATTAACGAACCGGTGATTGCTCGTATGCTCCAATACGGCTTTAAAGAGAATGAAGAAGACTACATGAAAAAGGTCATGGAGTTTGAAAGATTACTCGGTGAAGCCACGACACCCAGTGGTGAGATTGATAGAAGTGCTTTAGGTAAGAACTTAAAGGACATTCTAAAGATATTCGAAATTAAAGAAGACGATCAGGCTCAAATCCAGAAATGGGGTAATTGGTATAACCACCGCTTCTCTCCTGTCTACAAGAAAGCCATGGCTGCTGTACGCAGCATTAAACCCAATGGTACTTTGGTAGATGCGACTTCTTTTAAAGATAAAGACTTAGATGCTTACTACACGGCTATTACACCTTCTCCTGGTAGTTACACCATTCAAGACTCTCCTTTTGCTGGACACATCTGTCAAGCTACTGGGGATGATGCACTAAAATACATTGCCTCTAAGAAAGGTAAGAATCCTGAGAAATCCAATACGGCTTCTAATCTCTCTAGTGGGATAAAGAAAGTATTAGGTTTTACTCCCTTAGGAATGATGTATCGTGCAGGTGAATGGGCTACTAAGAAGATAGCTGGGGTCATGCCTGACTGGATGAAAACTGGTTTGAAAATAGCGGTTAATCCACTCGGTATGGCAGTAAAAGGCTTAATGAGCATGTTAGGGTTTAACTCTAAAGAGGAAATCTCTGCTTCTACCGGCAGTACCAGTGGTAGCAGTGGTGATGACAAGAACTACGATGCTACTCGTTCTATCATCTACAAGATGTTCGGTTTGATGAACATGAACGAGTTTAATAAGGTATCAGCTGTCAATTCCCTAATGAATGCTTTAAGCAGTAAGATTAAATGGCAAGGTACTAGAGCTTCCTTTAATGAAGATATCGCTGAATTTGCTGTAGAAAATGCCGGTTTATTCAAGATCGATAAGGAAGACAATGGTAGAGTCAAGGTCTTTACCGAATACTTAAAATACCGCTTTGTACCGATTTACTTAAATCTGGTTTCGAGTACTCGAACACACATTGGTGGCAATACCTTAGATGGGCTCTATCGAGCACAAACCTCTAAGAAACTGATTGTGTTAAACGAAGTACTGACTGCTAAGATAAGGGTGAGAAGAAGTGAAGGCAGTATTTGGGATTATAATGTCTCTCCTTGGGATGACAAACTCAATACCAATGCCAAGTCAATAGACGAAGACCTGAAGAAACTCGAAAATGAAGTCAAGAGTAAAGATACCAATGCCAGTAAGACTGAAGCTTTAGCGAAGACTGAAAAGACTAAGCTAAACAACATCGGTATAGGTACCTCTGCTTTCGATACGATTAAGAATACCATTGGTGGTTTTGTGGATTCTGCTAGAAATACAATAGCTAGCTATATCCCACAAGGAGTAAAAGACGCTTATAACGCTACTGCCAATGCTGCCAGTGGTGTAGTGGATTCAGTAACCGGTGCAGTAGGTGATGCCTACGATGCCGCTAAAGACTGGGTGACGACTAAACTATCTGGTAACAATCGTGATAAGTTTAGAACCATCATGGAGGCAGCAGTAAAAGCAGGTGAACCCCACCCAGCTGTATTGGCT